CTCCACAGTCTCTGCAACGTCTGCCGGGACAGTCTGGGGAGCCGGATTAACCCGGAAAGAAAGAAGGGGGGCCGAAGCCCCCCTCCGGTAGATTAGGCAGCGCCGGGCGAACCGAAGATGCCAAGCGGGTCAGACACGCCGAAGCTATAACGCTCGCGAGCCTTATAGCGGACGTTGCCTGTGTCGAAGTCACCATCCATCGAGGTGGTCATCGGTGTACGCTCGAAGTGCTTCATGCCATTCGGAACGTCGGTGATGAGGAACCACGCATCGGTGTCGGTCAGATAGTGGTTGACCGAGTAGCCTTCGGGGATCGTCCCGTTGGTCTTGATGGCGTTGATGTCGTTATCGGCAGTCGCCGTGCGGAGTTCAGTCTCCAGCAGGCGGGTAGCCACGAACATCAGGCTCGGCGGAACAATCAGCTTGCGGGGCTTAGCCGCAATCAAAAGACCGCGCTGATCCTTGAAGGCAGCGATCTGAATGACCGCAGCTTCGAGGGAGGTTTCGTTCAGATCAGCAGCAGTGGAAGGTGTGTTGCTGTTGTAGCCACCACCAACCAGCGGATGCTGGGTGTTGAACAGGGTAACGCCGTCGCCGGAGGTGAAAGCACCGCCAGAGAAGCCGTTGTTCAGCGGATAAGCCGCCTTGACCTGTTTCGTATAGGCCATACCACGGGCCAGAGCCTTGGTATAACGAGCCGAAAGGCTGTCATACAGGTTGTCTTCCATCGCTTCTTCAGTGATGGAGAAACCCATAGCAATGGTTTCGTGGTTGTAACGAGCCGTCCAAGCTTCCTGCGCATTGTCATAGGCGATGGCAGAGCCTTCAGCCTTGACAGGAGCGGCAGCAAAGCCGGAAAGCTGGACTTCTTCTTCGAAAGAACGCTCAGAAGATTCCGTTTCGTAAATTGCCTCATGCTCGTTTTCGTACTTCTTGTACTCAAGGCCAAACAGAGCGTTTAGGCCGGGGAGCAGTTCTTTGAGGAGTTGTGCGCGACTAATAGCCATGTTCTATGACTCCCTTAGAATCCGACCGGGTTCAGGTAAGCATGGCCACCAACCAACGCTGTCGTGGTTGTAGTAGTGGCAGTGCCGCTGGACGGGGTCGTTGTGGATGTAGACACGGCGTTAGGCATGTTCCACTTAACCAAAAGGTCAGTGTAAGCATCTCCAACCGTGGAGGTTGTGCTATCCACAAAGCCAACAATGCGAAGCGGAAGCGTCGCGGTCACATCATAGCTGTTATACACAGCCGAAGTTGTGGAGTTGCCGGTCAATGTGTCGCCGCTGGCCGCGTTAAGGGCAATGTTATTGCCGAGAGCGGTCTGCGGAACGGTGCCATCGGCCTGAACCTGAAATACCACATCAGGATCATCGACGACATAAGCGTAGGCGTCAGAAGCCACTGTGCCTGTCGGCCAGTATTGCTTGTAGACGGGGATCTTCAGGTTGGGATCCGTGTAGGCGCAGCCGACAAACACGCCCACAACGCCGGAAGTAGCCGGAGTTGTGACCGAAGTTGTGACCACAGCCTTACGAAGAGTACCGTCCGAATGAATGTAGACGGGGTCTCCGTAGAAGATATTGGCCGCGTACGCCGAGGCAATCTTAATAGAGCGGGTTGAACCAGCGTAGGGCTGACCGCCAATAAGATTCACGGGACGAAGACCATAGGGGGCTGCTGTAGTAGCCATATGTTTCTACCTCGTTGTTGAATTTGGCGGTCAGTTGCCTGTTAAGGTTTCTTTCCGCCGCCGAATGTAACCCTCGTAGACTTCTCTGGTTTCATGAGAGGCATACGCGGATCGTTTTCACGCATGAAGTTGCGGTCAACTGACTCTGATTGGTTCTCCGCCATCTGTTGATAATAAGCATTACGATCATCAACAATCTCTTGCGGGGCCTTGCAGAGAAGGAGTCCACCAACTTCAATATTGTCTTGGAACTGGGAATTACGGTCGCGAAGAGCCGTAATTTCTGGATGCTCCTCAGAGCGAACTGGTTCCCATCCCTGACGGAACTTGGAGCTTACGTTGGTGTTGTCCAGATTCCCACGAGAGGAAGTGCGGACCCAACGATAGGCATAACCATCCTTCCTATTCGGTTCAGGAAGAACCGAGGGAGGAGTCCAAGTCTTCTTGCGCGAACTAGCTTCGCGGTTCTCGCTTTCGCGAGGTGTGCGCTTATCAGCCATTTTTATTGACCTTTCATCTTTTCGGCGGCGTATTGCTCAACCGTCAGACCGAGACGCTTAGCGAGGGCGACCTCAGTAGCCGTCAGTTTTACCTGCTTGCGCGGCTTTGCAGCACTGCTGCGTGACGCCGGGGCCACAACATTGGATGTTTGCTGACGACTCTGCCGCTCTGAACGGCTATCATCGACAGGGTCATCAAACATCTCTGGGAAACGCTTTCGCATCTCCCCATCGAGTGTCTGCCAGTATTCCTCTGTGCGAGGGTCAATACGGTCAAACACAACAATCCGGTCATGGACATGCTTGGCATAATCAGTCATCAACTGGTCACGCCCGAACCAAGTGTTTTTCTTGGCCCAGTCCACTGCCTTTGGATCAGTCGGCGGACGAACAACAGGCTCATACTGAGGCTGCCGAACTTCTTCTTCCTGCCTGTAAACAGGACGGTAGTTAACCGCACTGACCTTCTGGACGGAAAGCTCAGCAATCCGCTCTTGGGCGGCTGCAATAGCGTCGGCATCGCCGACATCATAAGCTTCCTTAAACTTCTTGCGAGCAAGCTCAAGATCAGACTCGACCCTGCTCTTCGCGTTCTCAACAAGGATTTCCTCGCCCTTTCGCAGGGCTTCTTCCATCCTCTTTTTCTCATCCATCAGCCTCTTTGCGAGGGCTGTGGCTTCGTTAAGCTGCCGGGCCGCTTCTTCCTTAGCGCGGCGTTCCTCATGGAACTCATACCGTAGCTTCTTGATACGCTTCTGGACGCCTTCGCTGTAGTTAGCGATTTCATCGTCGTTCGGGATTTCAGGCTCTTTCCCCTCCGGGCGGCGGGGTCGGCCTTTGTCCTCTTCAGGCGTATCATCGACAATCTCGATTTCAACTTCGTTGGAATCTTCCTTGTCTAACGCGACTTCTTTTCCGTCTTCCAGTTCCATTATGCCCTCTCAAAGATGCTGGGATCAGTTACGATTCCCTCAACGGTGTCATCATTGATAAGACGGTACTCGCGGCCCTTGATCTTGAACCGCGTTCCCGAATAGGAACGGAAAATCACATAGTCTCCGGGCTTGCAATAAACGCCGCTAGGGAACCTAGCTTCGTCGGCATAGCAATCCGGCCCCATATCCAGAACAAGACCGATAATAGATGCAGTCTCTTCCTTTTTGCGAAGATCGTCCGGGCGAATGATGCCCCCGGCTGTCTTCTCCTGAACCTCGGGGAGAGCGATCAGGATGCGGTAGCCACTTGGTTGTGGCAGTCCTTGTGCAAGCTGGTCAATCTCAGCCTGTGTATACATAAAGCGACTTTCCGGTGTCGTACCGTTGTGTTGGAGATAAGCGCGAACACAATCCCTAGCACAATAATACCACTCTGGGTGGCTAACCTCCAATAGTTAGAGGTCATCGTCCTTCAAAAGTCTCTCTTCAAGATCAAGGATATGGCGCTCAGCCTGCGCCAAACCCTCAACTTTGCCCACCATGTGCCTATACATTGCGTAATCGCTGGCACCGCCAGTGGCCATAGAATCCGCCAAATCATTAAGATCTTCGCGGATTTTCTTGCGAATTAGTTCAAATTCCTTCACGAACCACCCATCAACTTGGTGCTGGCCTTAACGACCTCTGCTAACTGTTTCGCGTCAAGTTCCTTGTCCCGCACATCAACGTCTGCCATGATTTTTGCCCCGGCAATACGCTCTGCGGAATCCAGCTTTTCCTTGTCCAGCCGGAGCTTTTCAGCCGCGATCTGGGCGTCAACCATGTCCTTAGCAGCCTTGCGCTGCGACTCCTGAGCCTTGATCTGAAGCTCAGCCTGCTGCATCTGGATAAGCGGATCCTGAGCCTGAGCCTCGGCCTTCTGGGCCGCAGCCTTAGCCATGCCGTCCTGAAGAACCTTCTGGGCGGCAAGGGCTTCAACCTGAGCGAGAGTTTGCTCAACCTCTGGTGGGACCTCTTCTCCGGGTGCCGGTAGGGTGACGCCCATCTGCTGCTCAATCTTCTGGCGATACGCAAAGCCAATATGCTCAGCAATGTGGGATTGCATGGCACCCTGAATGGCACTGGCGAACTGGCTCTGCCCAACCATCTCCTGTATCCGTGGATCTTGGGCAAACGCCATATGGACTGCCAGATGTGCCTCGTGGTCTTGGTTTGCGAAGGCCATAACCTGATCCTGCTTAAGGATAGCCATGTTTTCAGACACGGGATCCATAGGCTTGATTTCGTCCGGAAGCTTCACAATCTCATCGGCTCCCTTGATGCCCATGACTTCAAGGGCCTGCCGGTGGAGAAGCGGGGCGTTGTAAATCTGCGGGGCCTGCTGCGACATCTGGAGTGCAGCTTGGTACTGCATGAGCCGCTGAGACATGGTGGATGCGTTCGGATCAGAAACCGGGATCACATCAACGCGCTCGTCAAAATCCTCAAGACGGTTAAACTCGCCGCCGACATCATACTCGTATTCAGGACCCATGTAGTCCTTGATGATCTGAGCGATCAGCTTGAACTCTTGGTTCATGGCTGCGTGGACGCGAGCCTGCACAGCGGACATGACCTTGAGGTTGCGCTCCAGAAGGGCCAACGTCGTGCCAACGGGCGCGTTCGGGTTCATATCGCCAATGCTTACGTCGGCGATAGAGCCAATGCGGCGACCCTCTTCAGTCAGGGTGCCAAGGAGTTGGTAAAGAACCTGAGATGGCTCCTTATACGGTAGGAAGGTGATGCTGTCCTTAATGGCACCAGAAGCCACATCAACGTCACGGAACTCGCCCGGCATCAGAGGAGATGAATCACCCTTAATGCGCAGACCGCGAGCCTTCAGACCGGCGGGGAGGTTTGAGAGCGTACCAGCGTCGATAAGCTGCCGAAGAATAGATGTTGAGGATTTTGCAACCCCGCCAATCAAGTGAATAAGCCCGGAGCCGTAGAAGCCAAGGCCCGGCAGATACGGGTAGTGGACAAAGTGCATACGCTTCTGGCGCAGTTCATCATCCTCGCGCCAGTTGCGGCGGATGGCCAGAACTTTGCCAGACTGCTTTTCAATTGTGATTACATACGGAAGAGCGATGCCATCTTCGGACTCATAGCCCGGCAGATCGTAGTCAACGTGCATCTCAAGGATCAGGTGACGGTCGTCCATATCCCAAGAGGGGTTGTCGCCATCAATCCGGTCGTACTTGTCCTGAATGCTGCTGCGCTCCGGGGTCGGCTCCGGCAAATCAATATCACGGTAAAAGCCAGACGCCATGAGCTTCTTGACTTCATTCGGATACTTACGCATCACATGAGTGTAGCGCGGGGCTGACTCAAGATCAGAAGCGCCGTAAGGGACAATGAAGTCTTCTGCCGGTACGAAATCGGCGCGGGGAACCCGACGAACGGAGTCGTAATAAACCTTCTTGAATGCGGACCCAGCCAGAGGCTGACGGAACAGAAGCTGCTCCATTTCGGCGCGATAGCCGGGGATCTTCTGCATCACGATGTAGTTCATTTCCTCCCCAACGCGCTCAGCTTGCTTTGCGCGCTCTGGGGTCAGCTTCCCGATTACCTGTGTACGGACTGGACCTGATGCAGGCACCACTTCCATAATCGTTTGGGATTGATAACGGACGACAGCTTCAGCGAGGATTGGGTGATAAACGCCAGAAGCGCCGGGCCACGGAATAGTCCGCTCCTCATACTTCATGCCGAGAAGGTCGAGACCTTCAATGTAGGATTTTTCCCAATCGCGACGAGATTCCTTATCTGAATTGTAGTCCCCGATCAGGTCGGACGCGATGCTGTCAAGCTCCCCTTCGTCCATAAACTCAGCAAGGTTAGCATTGAAGTCTTCTTCGTCGCCCTCAATTTCGTCGACCATTTCACCAGAAAAATCTACGACAACCCCGCCGTCCTCGGTCTCGGTTGTTTCAATATCGGGGGGAAGCACAACTTCCATTGGCTCTTCCATCGGCAACCCGATTGGGTTTGTCAGCACTGGTTCAATAGCCATTTGATACCTCAGTAATACGGTTCATTAGTGGGGAGGCGAGGTGGCACAGGATCGTCCTCCTCATCTGTGTGGATTCTTACAAAGCCGCCTTGGCGGAAGCGCAGGATAGCCTGCGAAACCGAGTCAACGTAGTCATCATGCGATCCTGCCGGGAACGCGGCGCACTCTTCGATTACTTCTTCGGCCCATCTGGTGTCTGGCACCCATACACAGCCCGATGCAAAAAGATCCGTGATTGCGTTTACACGAGCAATCTTGTCTTGTCCCCGAGAAGGGGTGAAATCCGTAACCGGAATACCAGCCGCCCGCAGTTCGAAAATTAGCGGGGAACCCGAGGCCTTCGCTTCGATTATAACCATATCCGGTGTCCATTGGCGATAATGGTCCATGGCCACCCTCTTCAGTTCCGGAAACTCCATCTTGTCCTTGAACGCATCCAGAAGGATAATGTTCGGTATCGGGGTCCCCGACTCGTCGTTGTAAAATACGCCCCATGTTGTGCAAGCTGAATAGTCGCTCCGTTCGGTTTTCTTAAAGGCCGTATCCCACGATACAAGAATTGATTCACAAGGCGGTGGGTGATCTCTGTCCCAGATACGCCACCACTCACGCTTCAGGAGAGCGCCTTCTTCCGAAGTCGGGTCCTGCTGATACTGAGCAGACCATTTACTAATCGGCAGTTCAGCCTTAAGCTTTTCAAGCTCAGCAAGCGACCAGAACTCAGGCCAGAGCGGCTGCCCGGACGGCATGATGGCGGGGAACTCAATAACCTCCCACTCACCAGAGCCATCGCGCTTAATGGACGAATCAATGATCTGCCCTGTCAGGTCTCGCTTTGACCACCGGGTCATAACGATGATAATGGCCCCGCCCGGCTGGAGACGCTGGCGAGGACCAGAGGTGTACCACTCAAAAACCTTATCATACACGCTTGGGTCGAACTGGCCAAGCATGGCTTCCTGTTCCGAGTGCGGGTCGTCGATGATGAGTAGATCAGCACCCTTACCCGTAACAGCGCCACCAACACCGATGGCGAAGTATTCGCCCCGCTTGTTGGTAGACCAGCGGCCTGCGGCCTTGCTGTCTGATTGCAGACCTATACCAGAAAACACCTTCTGGTAGTCTTCAGATCCAACAAGGTTACGAACTTTACGGCCAAATCCAGTGGCCAACTCTGCCGTGTGTGCAGTCTGAATAACCTTCTTTTCGGGGAACTTTCCCAGAAACCAAGCGGGGAGAAGGTATGAGGCAAACTCTGATTTGGTATGGCGGGGTGCCATATTGATAATCAGGCGTTTGCACTTGCCGTCCGCAACCCGCTTAAATGCGTCCGCCATAATCTGATGATGCCTGCCGCCAATAAAACCGGGCCACATCATCTTTACGAACTTCATAAAATCATCGCGAGCAGCCTCGCGGTCTCTCGCCTCGTCAAGGCGGCGCAGTAATTCCAGAATCTCCGGCTTCTCAGAGTCGGGGATTTTTGAGATAATCTCTGCGTAATCCATGCGAATATGATACCACGCGGGGTTTAGATAAAGAAAGACCCCCCACGGGGCGAACCATGGGAGGTCAACTAAGCAGGGACTTTCGCGTCTTCAGTGCTGGCTATGACCCAGAATGGCATCCCTAACCCGGAGAGGACTTACTCTCTAGCCAACGGGGCCAATTTAGCATCTATTGTTCAGTCTGTCAAGTGGTGCCGGGTGAGAGGATTGAACTCCCGACCTTCGGTTTACAAAACCGCTGCTCTACCGCTGAGCTAACCCGGCGAGGGTTGGGTGCCGATTTAATTTTAAGGGCCGTCCTTAAAAGGCCCACCGTTCGCAACCCCGCCACGATAGCGGGCATCTACTAGGCCGAGAAATCCCCTATCGGCTGGGGTAGGTCGTTACCCCTCTTTCTCTTTAACCCAAGAAGGGACGGGCTATGACCACCGCTACGCAGAAGCCATTGTCTTAAGCCATACCCCCGTCCAGTATGGCAGCATCTCCCTCATCTCTAGGCGGACAAACTTGCCGCAAGCCAGCCCGCAAGGGGATACAGAACTGGCCGGTTGGTCGGAGTAGAAGGATTTGAACCCTCGGCCCTCTGGTCCCAAACCAGATGCGCTACCAGACTGCGCTATACTCCGTGTAGGTCCGGGTGGTGAGCTTTTCACCTCGCCTGCTGGCCCGGCCCAGCGCCTCCCCTCCTGCGAACTGCTTGGCCTCTTCAGGCGGTCCCAAGCAGCCAGAGAGCAACGAACCGTTCCCCACGCTCAACCCCTGAAGGGCTTCTAGGCGGTATCGCTGGCACACTCTCGTCACTCCTTTGAGCGATCCCGGTAAATCATGTGCATCATGCCATAATCCTCTCCCAAGTAAAGAGGAGCGGGGCTTCCAATTGGCTTCCAGCCATCCTTCTTCATGGCATCAACCCCGTACATTAGATCTGGGAAATTACTCCCCCATACGATCCTTGTGTCCAAGACCTTGAATGTCATATTGCCACCGCGATGTATGCGTAGTCTTCGTCACCAATACGCTCTTGGAAAAGCAATACAGAGCCAGTCTCATAGAACTCCCAAGCCTTTTGGGCCACCCTAAACTCAGGGTAGATCATATCACCTTTTACCATCTGTGGCATCTTGGACATTCTGTCCTTCATAAGCCAGCCACGATAGTAGCAGATCCGATGTCCCCGCTTGGCGTTTGTAGCCCAGCGGGTGAAATCTTCTGCGGTGTTGACATATTTGATACCATTAAGCATTGCTTTTCCTTCCTGCTTTAGCTATAAGAAGATAGCCAGATCAATTGGAGAAGTCAATGAAAAATCGTAGCTCTTGGACAGAATATGGCGAAGGCCATTACCCTGACTGCCATTATGAGGGGCGGCAATGGCCCGGAAGTGTAAGAGAACTGGTTCTAAACGGCTTCGCAGACGGAACGTATTTGCGGCAGCTTTATCCAATCCGCTATATCGAAACCGCGTTGTCCGTAAAAAAAGACTCAGAGATAAGGCGGTCAACAAGCAAGACTTGCTCAAACTGCGCGAATTGGATTGAAACAGACGCCTCGTCCTATGAAGGACTTTGCGCCTCTGAACATAGTTTAGCCGCCACCGCAGATACGGTGGAGGCTCAGTTCTCGTGCAAGCACTGGAGGGCGAAGGAGTATTAATCCTCGTCCTTTGACATGGATGCAATAATTAAAGCGGCTGGCACGGTAATCGGCCACGCCGCTATATTTACATGAACACGCCAATCTTTCAGATCTGCGTCGTTAGAAATGGCAAACATAAAATCGTTGAGTACCCCAACGACATAAAGGTAGAGAAGAAACCAGATCATTTTCACTCCATGATATATGGGTCTGAGGAAAACACACAAGCATACGAATACAACGGTGGTTCCCCAGTGTTGCTGATTGGACGGAAACCAGCTTCCTCGGCAGCCTTCACGCAGTCCTCACGTGTCGCATAGATCCCGACCTTTTCACTCCCGGCTGCACCAAAGGAATGCAAAAAGACGAGCATGACGTAGATGCCAGTCACCATCACTTCTTCTCCTCTAGGATAAACGCCTCAATCCACATCTTACATATCTCAGAGCGCACCACATCGTCAAGGGTGAACTCAATGACGGGTACGGGGATGTTGTATTTCTTCACCATGTGGATGGCCCTACGCAACCCCGAAGTCTCGTGAATGTCGGATTGGGACACATCGCCATTCATAACCACAAGACAGTCCTCACCGATGCGGGTGAGAAACATTTTTATCTCATGCGGGGTCGTGTTTTGAGCCTCGTCCAGTATCACGAACGAGTTATCAAATGACCTACCGCGCATGGTCTCAAAGGGGACGATCTCAATATTGCGGTTCTTGAGCGCAAGCTCCACAACTGCCGGGGTCAAATGCTTGTTCAAAACATCAATGACCGGGGCCATCCACGGAGCCATCTTTTCATCAAGCGTCCCCGGAAAATATCCGATAGATTTCCCTGCTCCAATATTGGGCCGGGTCAGGATGATTCTTTCGATCCTCTTCTCGTTGAAAAGACTTGCCGCGTATGTGGCGGCTATATAGGTCTTTCCAGTACCGGCAGGCCCTAGAACAATTACCTGTTGGCATTCTTTCAGAGCCTTTATGTATTCCCCCTGAGTCGGGGTTTTGGGGACGAGAGATATTGACTCTCGCCCCTCATCAAACTTGTTGCGCTTCCGCGTTCCGCTCTTAACCAATATCAGTACCAGTTTTCGGTCTTGCTAAGGGCATCAACGACTTCCTGAACCGTGTGTTTAACGAACAGGGTATTTGTCTTCTTGCTCATCTTGTTCAGGGTGTGGGTAATAACCGAAACCCCGGCGTCCTCCGGATGTTGCTCCACAGCCATAATGTTGCTGGGACGAAGGGCGACAGGGACCCCCCGGAGAGAATTAAAGATAATCATTTTGACTCCTGCTTTGCCAATTTTGTATGTGTGGGACAATACGAACTCCCAGCTTCTTTGTCGTGGCCACAGAATAACAGATCTTGCGGCTCACCCGCAACCCACCGGCAGTGGTTTTGCTCCAACTCCCAGATCTTTACACCGACCCCGTTCAAGGGGATTACCTTGATTTTGGGCGGGCGCACGGGCTTGATGACCTTTGGTGGACGGAAGCGGATTTTAACCGGGAATCCGGATTTCTCCCGGTAAGGCAAACAAAGGCCGAGCCGATTAGCCCTACCAATAACTGCATTTCTTGTTTTCCCAAACCTTTTAGCCAGTTCCGTGGCTGACGTTTTCCGATAGTGAAGCCTAAGAATGTCGTCCTGCTCAGGCGTCCATTCAATTGAGACTACGTTTTGCCCGCTCATGAAGTTCCTCCAAGATTGACATCTCAAGTGTCGCCACAAATGTCTTCATAAGGAAGGACGCATCAAGATCGCTTTCCACATTGTGCAGAATAACGCTAGAGCTTCCCTCCTTAACCCCGAGGATAAGGACCACATCGAGATCCAGTCCCATAGCCTCTTTCAGGAGTTCCTTAGCGTTGCCTTCATCGGTCATTTTGTCAAGCTCTTTTTTGCGAATACAGCAAGAACGTACTTTTTCCTGCTCGGATCCTTGGTTTTTGCGTAAATGCCAGCGTTGTACAAAAACGCGGCCCTCTTGAGATCCCCGCCAGCCTTGTCAATGGCCATTCTGAGGTACTTCATACCCCAGTATATTCCGATTTGGCAGCCGTTCAAACCCTGCGCGGAGCCTTTATAACCAATATCGCGGGCAGTTGACGGTTTTATCTGCATAACACCACGCTCATTGGCAGCGCCAATAGCGGAACACCTAAGACTTGATTCGTGAGTGGCAATGGCAACCGCGAAATCTGCCGGGACACCCCGCGCGCGAGCTTCATCTACCACCATTTGCCGCACTCCACGCTGCGGATGACGCGCATGGACCTTTGGCGGCTTTACTTTGTGGACTTGGACAGTTTTAACCTTCGGGGTTTCGGGTCCAAGGGAGCGAAAATTTGGAACAACCTTTGAAGCTTCAGCCCCGGTACACAAGAGAGCCATAAAAGAAGCGGCCAAGATCAACTTTTTCATCGGGATACTCCAGATCCGTTAATGAGAAAGACCCCGTCAGGGGTCTCACCCCTATTATCCCATCCTTTAGGGCTATTTATCAACCCCTAAAGGACAAAAATATCCCAGTGCTATTGATTCGTCTAGCTTATTTCCCTTTTTCAGGTTGTCTTTAGCAGGCAAATACTGCAAATTCTGGAGAATGTGAAGCCCGCAAATGGATTCGTGGCGCAGCGGAACGATGTGATCCACATGAAACCCCGCAGGACAATCACGGTAGAACTTGGATATGGCCTTCTTGTCGGCCCAAGACGGCATGGCCTTCATCCTATCGGCAGCCCTGATCCGCCTTTTGTGGATATTGTTCCTGTCCCAATTGCGCCTCCACAGTTTCCCGGTGGCAGTTTTCAGCCACGCCTTCCTATGCGGAAAGTGACACTCACAGCAACGCCCGCAAGACGACAGCCTCTGGGCAACATGCCCATGCTTGCATGGCTTGCCGGTGTAATATCTGGTTAAACCGAGGCGCAAAGCCTCAGTGCGGGAGGATGGCAAATCAGTCAACAGTGGTCCTGCCGAGGGTGATGTTCTTTACGGCGCGAATATGGTCGTTCCGCCAAGTCCAACATTCTCCCGAGTCCTGAAACACAACCCACAACAGGTCGTAGTCCGGCCCGTAGTCAATCAAGACTTGGGCGTATCCGCTCCCTTTCGGGGTCTCAACGGAAATTGGTGGGTTAAGTTGGAGCATCACGTTCCCCGGCGCGCATTGGACATGGCTTCACGCATCCACATGTCGCGCTCAGCCCGCAGTCCCTTGATGTCTTCCTTCAGCATGTCAATCATCTGAAGGTGCTTTTCGCGTTCCCGGTGCCATTCCAGAAAGTTCTTTTGGCTGAAATCAACCAATCTTTCATCTGGAGTCTTAGGTCCCAATTTAAGCAAGGTCTTAAGGAACTTCATCTTCGGCTCCATTCCAATAGCGGCAATAGAAATGATCCCCCAGCTTGTCAATCAGCCTTTGAGGATACCCCTGCTCAACCAGCCACTCATTTGTGCGGCCCTGATGCTCTGGCGGAATTATTTTCGGAAACCCGTAGGCCCAGCCGGACGGTGGGTCGATAAACAGGTTTTTGGTTTTAAGGCTCATTTACCCTCCAATGCATCACGGGCAACATCAGGACAATCATGGCAAGAACCATCTGGAGAAGCGATAAACTCAAGAGCCTTTCGCAACCGCTCAATCTCATCAGCGGCTGCATTGTATAAGGCCCCGTCTTCATGAGCATCTATCTTGTATACCGTTTCCCACTTCCGCAGCCGTTCAACAATGTCAGTCATGCCCAACCCATCCAGCGATAAAGCTTAGATTTTTTGGGGTCAAGGAGGCAGGCCCCGACATCCTCAATAATAGGGATCAAAGCCTCCGACACCGCCACAACAAGATGGACTGCCAGCAGTATCGGCAGCATAGCCAGTATGTAGGCTACCAAGGTCATGTATTTCAGATTGTCAGTCATTTCCCCTCCTGCGGCGCTGGTAAAACAATCTCACCCTCAACCATCTCGACCCAGTCATCAAACTCGATGCGACACGCATTTGGCCAAGCATTGATGGCGGCGGCGATGGCATGTTTCATGTCCACGAAATGACCCCCGCCATACTCTTCACAAGCGGTATGGATCACCTCATCTGGTATCTGCTCTGGCTTAATCATTGACGACCCTCCCCCTCTTGACCTCCAGCATCCACAGGACATCCTTCCTCAATGCACTAGAAGAATGGCAAACCCGCCCATCATCCTCAATCCAAAGGATGACAATAGGCCGATCCATACCACACCTGTTCAAGGCATCATGGAGAGCCGCATGGGCGTTCCATTCACGACCCGGCAGGGACTCAATCTCCGCCGCCATGCTTGCCCTCCAATATGGCCCGAATCTCCGCTTCAAACCCCGCAGCCAGATTAGAATAGTGCATAACGGCCATCCGGCCCGGCGCGGCACACCATGCAATGCGGTTGTGAGCCTCCTCCAACCCCGCCTGAAGGCGCTGAATCTCAGCAACGGCGGAGTCGATAATATCGGCGATAGAATCGTCCCCGGCAGCCCTACAGGCCACGGAAGCCGACTTAAGCTTGTTCAGGTCGTACATAGGTCAATCCCTGCTGCCGAAGACCATTAGGAAGACGCCCGATATGAGCAGAAGGATAATGATGAAAGAAAGCATGGCTCATCTCCTTTGGTTATATCTCAAGGTCATCGCTGAACACAGCCACGACTGCACCCAAAGCGTAGACTATTCCAAGTACGAAGCCATAGATCAGCGCGCTCGTCATAACAAAACCCCGCCAATGTGCCTGCGGCAATACGCCTTCGGCTTCTTTGACGGGGTTTTAACACGCGAGGACATTGCTGTCCAGATTTATTTGCGGGATTTGCCCGAACCGGGTTCTGTCATGTATTTGGACACGATCTTGTCGGTGAGCATTTCCTCAAGGTCATCAATCCTGCATTTGAGGTCAAAGTTGCGCTCAACGAGGGTGTTGATGTTGTCGCTCAAATCCCGGATCCAGCGTTCAAGCTTCTCAATATCATTGCCGTGGCCAATCAAGGTGGATCCAGAGAAGCAAATAAGAAGCACGATTGAGATTGCACCAATTACCGCGAGTACAATTAAAGCGATTTCCATAGGGTTCTCCATTTTTGAAACCCCGTTATACGTGAGCCGTCTCCGGCAGTCAATAACATATACCCCCGTGGGTGTGGGACTCCAGAAAAAAAAGAAGGGGGTGGGTTTCCCTAGAATGGGTTTTGTGGGGGTTGGGGAAAAGTGGGTCATCGGATGTGGGGAATAATATGTATACACGACCCGGCTCGACCACGCCGATTTGCCCCTCCCCCCTCCGGGTGGGGTGCTGCCAGAACAAATCGTGAACCGCTCATTCCGGGCCGCATTGCACCCCGCATTGACGTTCGGTAATTGGCGATTACCGAAGAAACCTTGCGGATCAATGGTTTGCGTAACGCTTGAGCCGCTCGACTAGCTCGCGCTCGATATCAGCGGCACTGCCTGCCTGCACTTCCACCTTATCGGTCACCATCCCGGCAAGCTTGGCGGCTAGTGCTGCCGCGCTGACCTTAACGGCGGCAGGTGTTTTCTCGCCTTCCAGCACATCCCAGACCTGTTTCCAGATCCGATCCTCCGCCCGAGCAGCTACAAGCTGTTTCTGGGCCTGTTTGGCCCTTAATAGCTCCTCCACCCTCATTGCCACCTTAGGGTGCTGTGCAAGCTTGCAGGCCTCAGTGTGAACCACTGCCGCCGCCATCCCATCCGCATTGTATGCTGATCGGTATGCCTCTGAATTAGTTGCGCCATTGGCGAGCGCCTCGGCGAATGCTTCCTGTTTCAGCGTCAGCCCTGATGCCGCCTTTCCCACCGGCCCCGGCTCCACTTTTGCCTTTGGCTTGTCTTTCCCGCCGTCGATCACCCGCAGCAGGCCTTCTATCGCCTTGTCATCGTCTGTCATGTGCCTTGCCTTAATTCCAGGAGCTGCGCCCTGATGTATATCCGCCCCTATGTGTGGGGCTGCCTGTTGTGTGTTTCAGTATAGCATGGGCGGCTTCTATCCCCTCAAACGCCGGGTGGCTTTCGGGGTTTTGAAATTGCGGGGCTTTTAAGATAATTCCCCGCAATGGGCGGTCAATCTCTTTTTGTTATTGACCGTACCAACCCAACCCATATAAAACCGGATTGTTACCGCTCTTTGAAATTGCAAATATGAGCCTTTGGCCCGCGCGATTTACGCCCGCGCGCTGCCAAAACGCCGGGGGTGCTGGCCCCTTAGCAAATCAAGCCAGCCGACGAAACGCAATGCGGGCAGATGGAACCCGTATCACTGGCCCGGCAAATCGGGGCGGGTGTGCAAAACCACACCAGTGCAAGCGAAAGCTTGACAGCGGGAAATAAACCGCTGAAACGCCGCTGATTTAGGGTGCATTGCGTGGAGGGAAAGCGCTGGAACGGGCCGCAAGGCCCGTTCCCCTGCGAAAGCCCGGCAATCAGGCCGGGCTTTTTCAAGGGAACCAAACCATGCAGCACGACGCCCATGTGAAAGCTTTTTACGCCTATTCAATATTGGCCGCACGACGCGACGCGGGCGCGCGATTGCCGTGGGAAGGATGGGGCGACAATGGCCAATGGTGGTTAAAGTAAGTAAAACAATTAATTCCAACCAAGAAAGGGAATGAAACATGCTAACCGAGGAACAAATCGCCAATCAGGCCGAAATTTACAATGGCCGCGCCAATATTGCCGAAATTAACCGGCTTTATCGGGCGCAGGATGAAAGCCACCTATTCCCGATTTGCGGGAAATTTAACGCCACCGAGCGGGCTATTCGCAAGGCTCGCAAATTTCAATCCGAGGCCGGGGCGGTTTACGGGTTGGAATATTGTTATCTGCTCTCCGAACTAATCTCCGAGGCCGTGAACGGCCCGGACGCATACTAATCGCAACCAAGAAAGGAAAAAACCATGAGTAAGTTCAACGCATACGCAGAAGTCACCGCAACGGTTCTGGAAGCTATGAAAACAGGCTCGACGCCATGGGTGAAACCATGGCGCGATTTACCAGCGGATCAATCTGGAACGCCCCACAATGCCTTGACGGGCCGGGCGTATCGAGGGATCAATAGCTTGTTAGGCTGGATCGCCGCTGAAAAGCATGGCTTTAGCTCGCAAGGTTGGCTCACCTATAAACAGGCGCTCGAATTGGGCGGCAATGTCAGGAAGGGCGAAAAGGCCCGGCTTCAGGTTGTTTTCTTTAAGCAATTGCAGATTAAAGAAAAGGACAAGGCCGGAAATGACGCGCTAAAGAAAATTCCGCTCATCAAGCTTGCCAGTGTGTTCAATGTAGATCAATGCGAAGGCTTGACCTTGCCCAAGCGCAGGACGCCCGCGACACGCCCGACAAATGCGGATGATCTAGTCAAGGCCATGGCCGAACGGCTCAAAATGAGGCTAAGCATTGCGGGGAACCGGGCTTGTTATATGCCCACGCTCGACCTTGTACAAATGCCACCCGCCGGGGCGTTCAATGAAGATGCAAGCGCGCTGGCAACATTTTTCCATGAGGCCGGGCATTGGACCGGACATAAAACCCGGCTCAATCGGGATTTATCCGGGCGGTTCGGAAATGCGGCCTACGCTTTCGAGGAACTAGTCGCGGAATTGACTAGTGCTTTCCTTTGTGCGGCAAACAAGGTCAACGGGCAATTGCAGCACCCCGAATACTTGCGCCATTGGATCACGGTCATGGAGGGTGACGACAAAGCCTTCATGAAGGCCGCTTCCCTTGCGCAGGCTGCCGCTGACTATATCAACAAGAGCGAGGAAGTAGAGGAGAGCGAATAATCCCCTGCGGGGGCTGTCGGGGTTCTAAAAAAACCTTGACGGCCCCGCAAATCTTCGCTAATAAACAATCACCGAACAACAGGAGAGCAGGATCATGACCGCATTTATCTTCACTAGAATTTCCCGCAATGCAAAGACCGGCCCTATCCCGGTCACAACTACCAGCAAAGATAGCTGCCCGAACGATTGCCCATTTCAAGGCTCGGGATGCTATGCAGAAGCAGGCCCGCTTGGGGCTATCTGGCGGGGCCTCACTAAAGCCGGGCCGGATGCAGAATTTCCCAACGGGCGCAACAAAATGGCAAGCCTTGGGTTGGATGCTCTTTTGAAGCACATCCGCAAGCTCCCTGCCGGGCAATTGTGGAGACACAACCAAGCCGGGGATCTCGTACCCATGCCCGGCACTGGAACAATCGACCGCGACATTTTGAGCAAGCTTGTAGCCTCAAACAAAGGCAAGCGAGGTTTCACCTACACCCACCACAATGTGCTTCAAAACGAGCAGAACAGGCAGGCCGTGGCGGACGCTGTCAAGGAAGGTTTCGTTATAAACCTTTCCGCCAATAACTTGCGCCATGCGGATGCTTTGGCCGATTTAGGAATTGCGCCGGTTTGCACGGTCCTACCCGCCAACGTGATGCAAAACACGACAACACCCGCCGGGCGCAAGGTTGTAATCTGCCCGGCTGTTACACGTGATGATGTTTCATGTGAAACATGCGGGCTTTGCGCTAGGTTGCGGGAGGCCATTATTGGTTTCCCGGCTCATGGTCCTTCTAAGGCTAGGGCTGGGGCTATTGCGGCATAAATCCCCTGCGGGGGCTGTCGGGGTTTTGACTTTGTCTTGCGTGTTCGCTAATAATTCAACACCGATCAAATGGAGGTTTGAAATGGACGTTGTTTCACAAATCATGGCTTACGAAGATGGCTCGCTCGATGAAGCTGGCTCGTTGGAGCTTTTCCAGCACCTAGTGGATACCGGGCTGGCTTGGCAACTACAAGGACACTATGGACGCACGGCACAACATCTAATTGATGCCGGTATCATCAACGCGAAGGAGGACTAAACCATGGGACTTGATATGTATCTGTCGGGCCGGAAGGTTCCGCGCTTTGACTTCGAGAACAATGTGGCCACCCGCACCGAGGATGGCTTCGATCTGGGCCATGTGGAGCTGAAGCTGGCCTACTGGCGCAAGCACGCCGACCTTCACGGCTACATTGTGGAGACGTTCGCGGACGGGGTGGACGAGTGCCAAGAAATCAATCTTTCCGCCGCAGACTTGCGCCAGATGATTGAGGCTATCAAGGCCGGTAAGCTGCCCGAGACTGAGGGTTTCTTCTTCCGGTATGATGGTTATTCCCCTGCTGAGTTTGCTGCCGAGGATGTTCAGAAGCTGGAGAAGGCCCTTGAATGGCTCAACACCAAGCTCGATAATGAGTGGCGGTGTCTGGTGTATCAGGCAAGCTGGTAACACGCTGCGCTGGCGTCGGGGTTTCAAAATCAATCAACAATGGAGGGTTGAATGTTCTATGTTTACAACTGCACGGACGGCAAGCTAGAAGCCGCATGGCGCACAGTCAACGAGGCCGTGGATAGCTGCCAATATCTGACAAAGACACACGCAAAGCAATATTGGGTTCTGGCACGTGTCTATGACAGCGAGACATACCACAATCAACGGCACGAGGCTCGGATGCAGGCCGAGTTTGACAAATACGGGACCGATTAAGGAGAGATCAATGGCTTACCATGTAGCAAGAACGAAAGCTAAACCCGGCGAGATCTGGGGCCACCGTTTCACCAATCTGCGCGATGCAATGGTGGCAGCGGAGGAACTCACCCACGACAGGGGAGAGGCTCACACCGTGTGGGAATTAAAGCAACTCTGGACAGCGGAGGCGGATCATGGAGAGGCGTTGGCTTAATGAGATCGAGCGCGCCCTGAACCCTCACGGGATCAGGATTGTTAGTCACAAGGATGGCAAGAAACACGCAAAGATCATGGTGACGGATGGCAAATCAACTCGGTTTATTGTCGTTTCTGTATCACCAAGCGACCACCGGGCGACCATGAACATTGTCCAGAACGCGAAAAGGATGCTAAACGCGAGCATCGCAAGATGACGACCTACACCAACAGCATCGCTGGGTACATCATGCAGGCGTATGATGAACTACCTCAAAGGCTGCGAGAACTGGTGCGGGAAAATGTGGAATTAAAACTGGACCCCGCCCTCTTTATTATTGCTTTAGAGGACGGGATGAGCGAAGATGAGATCATTAATCTGACAAAAAATGGGAGGGGATGGTGGATGACATGATAGGTTTTGGCAGGCCCGTTCTTGTGCGGACAAGGCATGAGCTTTTCGGGGGCGTGATCGCCGGGGGTTGGCATGACAAGCACAGCGGTTTGGCTGGGCCGGTTGTGAGAACGCCAGACGGTGCTTTTGTAAACACCGACTGGAAGCGCATTGTGCGCTACACGGACACGGACGAAATCCCGTGGCAGATTTGGAGGAAATGATGCTTGGAATTGTCTTGGTAATGCTGTTTGGATTTCTTGCCTTCATCAACTACATCTTCGAGGAGGAATAAATGGACGATGATGGCTTGTTGGAACGTATCTATATTCTTGGCGAACAACTCACCGCCGAGATAATCGACCGCACGAACGGCAAAGGTCATTTGATTCTCGGAAGTCTTGCGGTGATCCTTGCCAACCTCGAGGCTCAGCATGAGGGGACAATCAAAGATGTCCTTGAAGGAACAAAGCTCATTCTGGCTATAAGTAGGGCAGAGGGCGCGGTTCCGGGTAATGATACCATGAACTAAAGAAAAAGGGCGGGGAAATCCCCGCCCTTTTTACGCCTTGAGCCTTGTTACGTTGTCCTGCTCTGGTTCCGTGGCAATCTCTCCAGCCAGAGCTATATAAGCTGCCGCATCCACATAACTATCAATATGCGTATCTGTCTTTGACAGGCGGCTAATCTTGAGCCACGCCATTGCGCGGGCAACCTGATGGGCGTTGACCGGAACCCCAAAAATCACAGACCACCCAACGGCAATGTCCTCATGGTTTTTCTTCGCTGGGCCGTAGTCCTTCGCCCGGTCCCCGTTTATCAATTCGCTTGCCGTCTTTAAGATTTCGTCCCGCGTCATTCTTTTTCTCCAACTCTGTCATTTCAACAATCATCCCCTTCGGGATTGCGATTCTGCCACCAGTAACGGAATCGCCTTCATCTTGGTAAAGATCCCGGATCACTAAGATGTGATCCTTTTTCTTCGCATACAAGATTCCAACGGTCATAACCTGAACGGGTTCAATTGTGGGATCCCCATGCTTCCATTCATTAGTATCCTCAAGAACATCCTTCCAGATGACGAGAACCCAAGGCTTAGAAACCGAAGTCTTTGCTTTCTTTTTGCGGGGCTTGGTCCCCGAAGTCGTTGTATCGCGTTGTTCCGACATCATAGTAAAGCCTCGTTTCGCCTTGCTTCCCAACCCATGAGAACCTCACCTTCCAAATGTGGATTTGGGCTTCCAGAGGGTTTTCGTCTGGGATGCGGTGGACAGTCATGCCGCAGTCAGCCTTGGCAAACCAAGCAGCAGAACCACTAATATCATAACCCTTTGGCACAGGCAACTTGCCATCTGCCCCGCGCTGGAGCTTGGTGGGATGCGCCACAAACCAGATATGGATGCCGTGAGCCATGCAGAATGACTTGATCCGGGTGAGCATCGTGCTGATCCACTCGGTCTCAGACACATCACGGGGCCGTTCAATGAAATTGTAGGGGTCAATAACTGCCCCGCGAATACCCATCCGCAGCACTGCCGCCCGGAGCCGTTCGAGGATGCTGTCCAGATCAGACAATCCACCATCTTCTTGATGAAGAAAAACAAAACGGTCATTCACCCAATCAAACGCTGCTTGGAGTTCATGATCTGCCATGCGCTTCGTTGGGCCATCAAAGAATGGCTTGCGGACCCTCTTTGAGAGGAGCTTGGCAATATGCAGGCGGGGTTCATTCTCAAATGAGCAGATCGCAAAGGACCACTTCTCGCTCTCAGCGAGATTAACCATGATCTGATCTACAAACTCAGATTTGCCGGAAGATGGGATGCCGGTCACAACGGTCATCTGCCCCGGTACAATCGTGTAGAGTTCATCTACGTTATCATATCCGGTTGATGAACCCCGACCGATACCCTTCTCATAAAGTTCACGGATTTGGGCTTCAAACTTGCCAGCCTCATACAGACCATTGATCGGCCACGGGCTTGGCTTGCTTACAAAGTCTGCAAGGGCTTCCTTGCCATGCGACCTGAGATAATCATTCGCATCCTTGATGCCTTCCGGCCATTCAATACGCCAACAGCGGTCACGACCAACACGGCGCGCAATCTCTTCGGCAAGGGCCTCACCCTGACTGTCCTTATCAACGGCAATCACAATGCGCTTGGCCTTGTCAATAAATGACTTTGCTGCCCACAAGAACCGGAACTTGCTGTCCTCTTCCGGGGTGATCTTGCCATCCACGACCTTCATGGGCGCACCATTCGGGACGCTAACGGCAGTAACCCCGGCCTCCATCATGGCTGCCGCGTCAAGCTCGCCTTCAACAATGAAAAAATCCTCACCTTCCACGGCATTGCCGATGTTGAAGAATGAGGGAGGCGATTGCCAGCATGTGAACGCCTTGCTTTCAATTGAACGGATTTTTGCACTAACAACCATGCCGTCCTTGTCAAAGTACGGGAACCCGATGGCGTCTTGCTCTTGACCTACTGCCGGGAAGAACTTGCGGGATTTGAATAAACGAAGCTTATCAGCCGTTTCTTTGGAGATGCCCCGCTCTTTGAGCAACCAATCATAATGCTTCTGTTCAAGGGCAGGACATTCTGCGGGGTCCGTCTTTGCGACTGGTTTCTTTTCCATAGGCACGACGTTATTCACCCAGCGATCCTCCTTGATTGATCCAGAAACTCCGCAGTGCTTGCAGTCGTAAACAATTCCCATCTCATCTCTCTTTACAGAGAGGCAACGATCCTTGCGATTGTACTTGCGTTGATGAGAACAAAATGGACAAGTGGTTCTGGTCTGTCCATAGTTAAGAGCCATCATCTTGATGGCTTGTTCTTCATGCGAGATGTGCTTTGCGTACATAACCCCCCCAGAGCCAAGCACAATACACGACCAACATTCCCCAGTCAATAAATATTTAGGTATTGCTCATGAGTTCAGACCGTTGAATGACAAGCTGATGACGACATAGGAGAACAACCCCCTTGCATTTAAGCAAGAGGGTTGGTCCGCCATGTGCTTGGTCTTGCTCATCGAGACGAGCCGCCGAACGACAAGGGCGATCTGCTAAACACCGCGATCACCGCCGCATCATCTTATCGGGAGATGGTGTTCTCCCGCTGGCCCCCACAATGCGATTGCAGACTCGGGTTGTCGCTTTGGCCAGTACCCACGGTAACGACATATCCCACCGACCCCGCCGTTTGTCCGACAGCCAGTGGGCAACATTCTTAAGGTAACACGGCAGATGTCATTCCATCAAGATGTCAGAATCCGTGTTCTTTTCCTTATCTACATCTCCAAGGTTGTCATCTATATAAGAACGAATCAAGAACCTGAATGCCATCGCGCGCTTAAACGCAATTGCTTGTGTTTCTGCCGAGAGGATTGCATTCACGGTATGCCTGACCCGCGTCTGGGACATACCGGCCATGTCGCAAACGATCCCAAAATCGTCGCTTCTCATCCATTCAATGACTTCTTTTTTGACTTTGGGGTTGGTTGACGCAGCGTCAATCGCACATTGCATGACTACCGAAATCCACAACCTTTGCTCTGGGGTGAATACAGTGTCATCGCCCTTGGCAAGCGGCTCATAGATGCTGCCTTCCATCACAGCACCTCTACCAGAATATCAGAGCGGGGGTTTTCTTTGTCCAAGTGCCAGTAAACGTGGCGTTCTTTGATTTGCCTGTCGTTTTTATAAATGCAATCCTGCATCAAATCCAAGATCAGTGACTCGTCCAGATCGGGGCGACGCGAGGCATACCAGATGTGGATGGTGACGCGCAAATCTCCCTCAAGGAGGGGGTCCAAGACAGGACATTGCGCCTTGAACATCTTCCCGTAGTTCAGGGCTTTTTCCGATTTTATGAAAAATTTACCAGTCCATCGCCGGGAATTTGCCTTTGAGGCCGGTTCACCTAAGATTGTGAACTGGATAATGCTTGACTCATGGTTTTTCATAGGGTATTTCAATGTTCCATGCAAATCACCAATCGCTACAATCTTCCCGCTGCAATCGTTAACAACGTATTGAATGACGAGTATTCTCGCGGCGATGCCGTGATTTCCGTCACTCAGTTGTTGAACTCGCCACGCATAGTATTACTACAGCGTGTAAACGAAAGCAAGATGGTGGTTGACGTTGTGGATCGGCTGCCGTCCATGATTGGCACCGCCATGCACAAGGTCTTGGAAAAAGGAGCAAATCCAGAGGACATTGTTGAGGAGCGGTTCTTTCTGGACATCCTTGGGTGGCGCGTTAGCGGGGCTGTGGATCTTCAAACCCCGAAACCAGACGGCACTTGGGAAATCAATGACTACAAGATGACCTCCGTCTATTCGGTGATGGCCGAGAAGTGGGAATGGGAGGCACAACTTAACATGTATGCCTACCTTATGCGACAATCTAAGGGTAGGCGGGTGTCTTCCATGAAGATCGTGGCCATCCTTAAGGACTGGAACCGCAAGCAGGGGGCGTTTAAGACCGATTACCCAGAAGCCCCGATTGTTGTGGTGGACATCCCGGTTTGGGATGACGCCCGGCAGGAAGCCTATATTGAGAGCCGTGTTTTTGAACATCAGAAGAATGCGAACGCGCTTGACAGTGGCGAGCCAATAGACTACTGTACAGACCAAGAACGATGGCTCAGGGGCGAGAAGTGGGCTGTCATGAAAAAGGGCCGCAAGTCTGCGGTAAAGCTTTTTGATTCGGAGGAAGAAGCGAATGGATGGATTGGCAGCCAAGAGGACAGCAACATCCTCTCCGCAGAACACCGCCCCGGAGAACCCATCCGTTGCTCTGGCAACTATTGCGGGGTCGCACAATGGTGCAAACAGTGGCTTGAGCAATCTGGTCAAGGCGCTGGTGAAGGCTCAGTCGGAATTGAAGAACGCGAGCCTGAACAAGACTAACCCGCATTTCAAATCCCGTTATGCGGACCTTGCGGAAATCCGCGATACGGTTATGCCCGTGCTGTGTAAGCATGGGATTGCGCTTGTGCAGTACACACAGATCGGGGCTGGGGGGTTCTATCTGGTGACGCGCTTGCTACATGAGAGCGGCGAAATGATCGAGAGCCGTTTCCCTCTTCCTGAGAACACAGACAAGCCGCAGCAGATGGGTAGCGCGATTACCTACGCCCGTCGCTATATGATGGCTTCGATTTGCGGGATCACTGCGGAGGAGGATGACGATGGCAATGCGGCGCAGGCTACCAATGAAAGGGGATCGTCCAAGTCAGGAGGATCCAAAGCCAAACCCGCCACCGCCGCAGCGGACGGAGTCGTATTCTGAGGAACCGGGGCAAGACTTCAACTGGGACCTTTACGAGAAAATGATGGTAGCCTGTCTCGTAGTTCATAAAACAGTTGATGGCCTAGTCAATATGTGGAAGTCAAACGCCAACATGCTTGACTGGGCAAAGAAGAAGGCACCAAACCACTGGCAGCGCATGAGGGATGCGTTCGCCGCCCGTAAATCGGCAATCTTAGGAGAATAAAATGGCCGAGTATGACAACACTAATCGCGGCGTTCTTTTTAAGAATGATCGCAAAGAGAAGGATACCCACCCCGACTTCACCGGCAGCGGTAATGTTGAGGGCGTAGAGGTTTACATTAACGGGTGGAAGAAAGAGAAGAACGGCAAGAGCTTTATCTCTTTTAGCTTTAAGCCCAAGGAAGGTGCTGCCCGCCCTGTGGCGAAGCCTGCTCCGCGTCGCGTTGAGCCATCTTTGGATGACGAAATCCCGTTCTAATCGGGAAAGGTTAGGCTGTCGCCCGAATGTACTGATGGCGATAGAGCCAGTGGGGTTTTCCTCCTCCCGCGACTGGCACTTTTTTATGGAACCCCGCATGTTTACCGTAGAACTCACAGACGCAGAGGTTATGGTTGCCAAGATGCTTGGTGGCCTCCGTTCTATTGTGGGGCGTACTGCCGGGGTGACAGACAGAAAGGTTGCAAATCTGTCCGGCCTCGCGATTGATGAAGATGGGATGATCGCCGAGTATGCCTTCTGCAAGCACTTCAACATCTTCCCAGACATCGTGCCGGGGCCTCGTTCGGGGTCCTATGATTGCATCTACAACGGCAAACGCATTGATGTTAAATCAACCCGATACCATTCAGGTAGGCTGCTTGCCACACTAAAAGACAACCCGGATGTGGACATCTATGTCCTCGGGATCGTAGATGGCAACAAGGTTTACTTCCCCGGCTATGCCACCAAGGCAACCCTATGCGATGATGAAAATAAAGTTGACCTTGGCCGAGGCGTTGGATATGCCCTTGAGCAAGATAGACTGACCGCCTTTGCCCCCCCACCCAAAGCCGCCTAAGCGCAAGCGCAGCGAGAAGAGAATGCAAGCCGCCAGAGATGGCGGCTGTTCTATCTGTGGGAACCCCGCAGCGGACGCCCACCATCTTCGGATTGTCGGCCATGGGCGGGGTCTTGGTGTTAAGAATGGCGACGACTACACGATCCCATTATGTCGGCAGCACCATAATGAGCTTCATTCCTTCGGTGACGAGAAATTATTTCTGGACATGCACGGACTTGATGTGTTAAGCATACTGGACAAGCTTAATGGAGGGGCTAAATGAAATCTATGGACATGGTAATGGTTCACGCCAATATCGAAAATCGCATCCTTTCTTTTGTGAAGGATGCCCCAGATAGCGAATACCAGTTGGGGTATCTCGCTGGCCTTGTGGATCTTTTGGTTGACCTTGGCGGTGTTAACTATGAAGACTTCCTTCACATGTGCGTCCACAATTTGAAGAGCAAGGCATGAGCATTTGGTTTCTGTGGGCAATGATGGCCCTGAACGTATTTGCCGCTGGCTCTCTGCTTATTGACAGGCAATACGCCCTTGCGGTCATGTACGTTTGTTATGCGGTTGCAACAGCAGCAATGACATGGATGGTAAAATGAGCAAGCTTATCAAGTTCGCAAAGGATTTTGCCCTGAAGCACCACGGCAAACAAGAACACGGGTGCCTGAAGATTGACGCCCATCTTGCTGATGTTGCAAAACACGCCTCGTTGCACATCAAGGACAGTTTCCTTTGGGGTAACTATCACGATGAGGTCGTTGCCGCAGCATGGCTGCATGATGTGATCGAAGACACGAAGGTCACAATCCCGCAGCTTTCTGCGGAACTAGATGGGGCCGGGTTTCGTGGGGACGAAGCAGAAATCACCGTTGCCATTGTGAGTGCCGTGACGGATGGGGAAGGTAAGGGCCGCAAGGAGCGGCACCTGAACACCTACTGGAAGATACGGGACTATCCTCTTGCCCTACTGGTGAAGCTCTGTGACCGCCGCCACAACCACGAACGCTCCATCAAGTATGGGGAAATCTACGCAGCCATGTATGCGCGTGAATATGATTACTTCAAGTTCGCGCTATGGAAACCTCGCCAGTTTTCAGAGCTTTGGGCCGAATTAGATAAGCAAAACAAGAAGTTACAGGAGATTGTTGGATGGTAAGGAAGGACCGCGACTATGAACAAGAAGCTGAATACCACGCGAAGCCGGAGCAAAAAAAGCGCCGCGCGCAACGTAACAAAGCCCGTCGTAAGGCAATCAAGGAAGGCCGTGCCAAGAAAGGCGACGGAACCGAGGTGGATCACATCGGCGCGAAACGCACTGGCTCACTGGATGCCCTGCCTACGCGCGTTGTTGCCAAAAGTGTGAACCGGAAGAAGCAACCCAAGACCAAGGTGCAAGATGTCTGACATTGTGCAGTGGGTAAATGATCTCCCCAAGTGGGGCGGAACCATTTTGTTCCTCGTTTGGTGCTTTGTTTTCACTGGGGTCTTTGCACTTCTTACCTCTGGGGGTGGCGACGGTCATGACTGAGATCCGCGATATTGCGATTAACTTCGAGGCCGTGAAGGTCTCAATGAACCAAGACAAGAATGGCCTGATGCTCAAGCTCGCCATTCATCCCTCTGACGCGCCGCAAGATCTTGTTGTTGCACCCGTCGGCACCCGCTATATGATTGCTGCCGTAATGCTGAACGACCAAGACGAACCAACGATGGGCGTCAAGAAACGTGAAGCGGACACGGTTATATCAATTGCAGGGGCCTTATGTCGTAACAATCGCTTTCAGGATTGGCTGGAGGCAACGGGCCTTGCGCTTGAGAGTTCCGAGAAGGCTGCCGTTGATGCTGTTCGTGATTTCTGTGGCATCAAATCGCGCAGCGAGTTCTCGACAAACGAAAGCGCGCGCACTAAGTTCATGGCGCTGCGTGAACAGTTTGAAGCTGATTATAAAAAGGGGAAGGTAAGATGAAAGTAGTTGAAGTCGTCCGCGAATACGCCCGGTCCCGTCGGTTCACAAACCTTTCCGATAGCACAAAGCGCCAGTATATCTCATCAATGAATGAGATCGAGAAGGCGGTTGGCCAAATGGATATTCAGAGCGTCAAGAGGCGGGATCTTGTCCGGGCATTTGAGGCATTGGGCGATACGCCAGCCATGGCTAATCGCTTCTGCCGGGTGTGCAGCGTTGTATTCAACTATGCAGTGGAGATGGAGTATTGCGGTGGGAACCCCGCCCATCGGCTGACCCCGTTTAAGCTCGGCACGTGGAAGCAATGGACGAAGGAAGAAGTGGACAAGGTGATCGCCCTTAACCACCCTATCGTAAGTGTGGCTGTTGCTCTGGCCTATTACACGGCGCAGAGAGAGGCAGACATTCTTAAGATGAAATGGTCAGACATCAAGGACGGGGTTTTGTATGTTAAGCAAAACAAAACCGGGGCTGTCCTTGAGATTATGGTTGCGCCGCAGTTGCAGGCCATTCTGGATAAGCTGCCTAAGACAGGGGAACACATCATCCGTTCCAAGGCAGGGGGCCTCGTAACCGGGCCATCGTTCCGGAATATGCTCAAGCGCGTCACGCGGTCTGTCGGGGTTGACGCCCCGTTCCACGGATTGCGTAAGACTGTTGGATCGCGCTTGGCAGAGAAGGGCAAAAGCGCAAGTCAAATCGCCGCCATCCTCGGGCATCGTACCCTAAAAATGGCGGCGCTTTATACGCAACAGGCTGACAGCAAGAAGCTTATCGCCTCTGCTGTCACCTCCCTAGCTGCTGATTGATTTCATCAATGCGTTGGGTTACGCGGGCTTCGCGGGAGCGGAGTTCGCGTAGCTTTTCCAGTTTCTGAGACATGGGCGTAACCTTGTCTGCCTCAAGGCGGCGAATCTGGGCGCGGATGTTGTTGAGATTATCGGCCATCTTGCGGACCTGTTTGCCCACCCGCAGGACGTTAATGTTTTCCTCGCGGTATTCTCTCAGGGCCTCAGTGTCGCCCATTTTTTTCAGGCGCGAGATGGTGCGGTTAACCTTATCAACAAGCTGATAAAGCTCATACGCCTCGGTAGCCGCCTGTGGCTGCTTGTCGCGGGCATCCACAAAGAAGCGGCGGATGACCGGCAATTGAGACCCCGCAACCGGAAGGCCCTGATTATCAGATCCAAACATATAGGCAGCGCCGCCAATACCCATGCCAATGTAGCTCATGATTGGGCCACCATAACCGGATATTAGATTGTCAAGCTTGATCGGGCTGATCGGCACAAAACGACCTTCTTCAAAGTCATAGTTGAACGGAAGGAAGCCTGAAAGCTGACTAAGACCCCGCGCCACATAAGATGTGGAGGCGTTGTATTGCAGGGATGGATCAAGCTGCTCCATGCCGGGCGAGACAAGGGGCTGCCCGGTGTAGAAATCACGGTTAATCATATTCTCGACAATGGGCAGTGCAGCCTGCGGGATTGGGTTAAACCCAAAAGTGCTGGAGAACTGATTGAACATCAGCTTTGTGGCAGACCTCATGCTGCGGTTGCCCATGGCCACATCGTAGAAAGTCTGTGGCACGGTCATGAACAAGAAGCCTGCTTCGAACGGCTTCGGGATTTGGAAATACTGCCCCTTCTGTCCGGGTATCGGGATCAGAATGTTTGCGTCCTTGATGTATTGAGGAAGCTGTTGATAATCCTCGTCATCTTCAAGGAGCAGTGAGAGGGCCATCGCTGCGGCTGTTAGTGCCATACCACGGACAAGAACGTGTGTGCCGCGCTGGCGCTCAAATGAAAGCTGCTCACGCCCGGTGACTACGCCTGCGGCAGCCTTCATGCCCGTGTAGAGAACATCAAAGCCTTGGATGCGCGCGTTCAAGAAGGGAACCATGCGTGTCCACATCCTCAACCCGGCACTGTGACCAGAGCGAGAGAAGTTCATAATGCTCAACGCGCGGTAGGCTGCGGTAAAGTCGCTGGCCCCATCGCGCTTTGCTGCATCGTAAACCGCAATGCGTGTGGCTGCGTCTGAAGCTTCGGACCAAGATCCGAGCTTGTCCCACGCTCCCGTCAGGGCTGATGTCATGTTTGGCAGGCCCTGAACTCTTGTCAGCTTTTTGCGCATACCGGCGACAATCTTCGCCATCGGCTTTTGCGCCTCGTCAAAGGAGCCGACAATGCCATAACTGCGGAGGGCTTCGAAGGATGCGGACGAATTGAGCGCGCTAACAAACCCCTTGAATGTTTGGAACGGATTAGCCCCAGAGCCAGCGAGGACCCAAGTGGACACCGAGTCGCGCATCAGGTTGGCGACCATGAAGCCGGGGTCGCGAGTAACCATTTCGCGGAGGAAGTTTGCGGGCATACCGGCCAACTCCAAGAACAGGCTTGGGGAGGCGAAGTCATTGCCGGAAAGACCAATGGTGAACAGTGGGTCCCTTGAAGCGAACGGAACCTCAACGCCATTGATATATGTATAAAACGTCTTATCGTCAAACCCGTCTGCGCGGCTTGGCGTTTCGATGGTCACGTTACCATCTTCATCTTCAAAAGCCCGCAACCGCTTAACCACACCTGTGGCTTCGCCAACACGAAACGCCTTTTGAGTAGCCAATGTGCGAAGGATTACGTTGTTCCAGAAGGCAACATTGTGCATCATGGCAACGATTGGGTCTGCCATCAGATTGCCGGTTGTGCTGCCTTCATATGGCTTAAAGCGGATGCGCGAGGCAAGGCCTCCAGAGGTTTCCTGTACAACATCGCCTTCTTCAAGCTGGCGGTACATGCTGTAATAATTCTGCTGGTCGGTGAACTCTTCAAAAAGTTCCTGAGAAAGGTAGCCACTATCGCGGACCGCCTCAAGCAGCTTCGTATTGAAACGCTGGTATGACTCAAATGCTTCCTTGATGATTGGGTATTGCTCCGCAAGGGCATCTGCCGCATCAATGTATTCTTGCGTGATGTCTTCTGGAATTTCCTTGCCCTCGGACAAGCGCCTCTTTGACACTTGGGCTACTGCATAGCTGCGGAATTGTTCGGTAAGATCCCCGCCTCCGGGGCCACCAGTGATGATTCTTTCAAGAACCTTCAGTGGGGAGTCAGCCTGATCCCTTTCAATGTACATATAGGCCGAGTTTGGGTCAGCCCCCTTACTGATTGAAACCGCCTCGCGCTTCTCATTCAAACCCCGAATTACGGGAGCGCCATGGTACGCAGCTTCCACCGTGTAGTGGCTTGAGCGTTGCATCATGTCGGCAGCTTGGGTCGCCGAGTATTCTGCAAATTGAGCTTCGTCGGGATTCAGTGCGCCTGTAAGAAACGCCTCACGCTCTTTCTTCGTGATCTGCCCCGTTTTTTGGACATAATAAACGCGGAACATATCGGCGAGCCTGCCAATGCCTTCACGGCTGCTGATGCCACCGAGAACACCCATGAGTTTTTCACCGGGCGTAGAGGCAACATGTGTGGCGGCAAAGATGCGCTTGTTCGCATCTTCCATCTCCGGTGGCATGGGTATAACTTGCGGGATCGTAGACAGCTTGCGGACTGCATCCCTGACGGACTGATTGGCCAAGTCAACGTCTGCTTGTGTTGCTTCTCCGGATTTTGTTACATTTTCCGCGATGTCAACCGCAGTTTTTATTTCAGTCGTGATGCTGGGAATTACTGATAGCTTAATGTTTTCTTCTTCTGGACTAAATGTTCCACGGTTGCTCGTAGATTTAATTTGCGTGGCCTTAAATGCAATGTAACTATCGCTACCTTTGTCCTCGTATTGGTTGCGGTATACGATCCCATCATAACCTTCGGACTTTGCCTGAGCTATAGCTTGATCCCATTCTCCATTTGCCCCACCAAGGTCTGCCATCCGTTTTGGGTTTTGCATTGACAAGTACGCAGATGTTACCGTCCCCAACTCAAGAGGGTCAGTATCGTCGTTGGCAATCATCTCTAATACATTTGAGCGGCCATGCGCGAGGGCTGTTTCTTGATCCTGAAATCCAACAAACCCAAGCTCTTCGGATGTGACTCCGTCTGTATCAAAGTGCCAAAGCCCATCATCATTTTGATATGTTTCAACACCCATTGCGGCGTCATCGGCGCGCTTTCCAGTGGCGCGGTCAATCGCAGCTTGCCTTGTTCCAAAGTGCATTCCGCTCCTTGGAATATCTTCGTCCTCATTGAATGACCCAAAGTGATGAACAACGAGCGGCTTGCCCTGCTCATCAAGAACCTTGCTGCGTTTGAACCAGTTTTTGAACTCTTTTGTTTCCACAGCAGGAGCAATGGAGAACTTGCGGGCGGCGGCTTGTGGGGCGGTCACCACTACAGATGTCTTGCCTACACCCGGCCCCTTTTCCACCGTGTAGCCATCCGGCACCAAAGATTTTACATAGTTGACAAGCTCTTGACCGTCATATCCTTTTTGATAGACGTATTTTTTCTCTTTCCGTTCAAAAACCCAATAAGCTTTCGGCTCTTTTGCTTTCTTAAAGTTCTTTGTGCGGTCAATGTCATCCTTGAATGCGCGAGAACCAATAATTGCGATCCCGCCCGGCGCAACCTTTTTAACGATGTCACGAACAACTTGATCGCGCAGTTCTGGCTCCAAAACATTTACAACATTCAAGCTAACGACGGCATCATACCTGTCCTTGATTTGGCTTGATTTTGTAAAGCTGGGTGGGATTTTACTCTCCCACTTCTTTGTATTGATTTCATAGGTGTCTACTGGGGCGGAGTTTTCTTCACGCATAGCGTCAGCGCCAAGTCCCAGACCGGCACCATAATCCAAAACATTCCTCGCCAGCGGAAGGTTTTCCTTGATGTAATTTGCAGCTTTCCTGTACGACCCAATAGTTATCGCACGTTGCGTTGAATCAGAACCTTCTTGTCCCGGAATGTCACCTTCATCTTCCGGCAGCGCAGACAGTTTGCGAACCCCGCCCTCAACAGCGCGAGCTTCGCGAGCGCCAATCTTGCCAGCCTCAATATCCTTGAAGATCTGGCCAATCTTGGCGTCACGATAGCCATTGAACAGGCGCTTGAAGAACTCGACAACGCGACCGAACACACCCTTCGGTGTACCTTCCAGCTTGAGCTTGCCAGCGCGGGCGTCACGGAACATTTCCGCAACTGCCTCTTCGTGGATCATCTCCTCATTGAGAGAGCCGTCGGGGTTCTTGTAGCCTTCAACGGTGGCGTACATCCGAACCGCGCGGTCGTAATAGGTAAATTGGTTGCCTTGGTATTTGGTCCGTTCGGCAGCCTTGAAGAGCGTGGACAGTTCCCCACCCTTGAACAAGCCAAGGTTGGACAGCGAGTGAATGACCTCATGGTTCATCACATCAAACAGCTTGTCCACCATCTGGTCGGTGGTGAGGTTTGGATCATAGAGATTGTACGAAAGATATATTACATCTCCCGCTGGTGACGCCGCGCCCTCGGCGATACCCTTCCCCTGACGAACAACATCATCAAGTTGAATGCGAACATTCTTGCCCACGATGGGTGCAAGCCGGGCATTGAGGGCCTTTGATACGGCATCCTTCTTCGCCTCGAACTCTTGCAGTTTTTGGACGCCCTCTGGCGCAGTCACGACGGGCTTAAATAAAGCCTGTAGGGACGGCTTATATTCTTTGGGTGGCTTGGCTGCTGGTTGTTCTTGAACAGCCGCTGGCGGTGCCTCTGTGGGGCTTACAGGGGCTACTGCGGGGGTTGCCTGCGGCGCTGTCGGGGTTTCAACGGTGGCTGCCGGGGAGGGGAAAATGGACGCCATCGGCGGGCGCACCGGAATACCACCGGGGATGGCGGGCTGTTCGGCTTGGCTGATTGCAGGCTGTGTCTGGGGAGGAGGGATCTCGGCTGCCGTGGTGGATACCGGTGGAGGTGCCACGCCCTCGGGGGGCGGGGCCTCGACTGGCGCAATGCGCTTCTTCTTCCCCTTCTTGGGGACAGCGGGTGTCGCAATCTCGGCGGCCTGTATCGGCGTCGCACCGACTTGCTGGATAGTTTCAGCAATGGCTGCCCCTGTGGTAGCTTGGCCAACCGGGGTTGTTGGCAATTGAGCCGGAGCGGGAGCCAAGGCACCAGCAGCCTTAAGCTCCTTGGCGATCTTCTTACCCTGCGCCTTTTCTTGTTTAGTTGTCTTGCCTTTGGTTGTGCGCGCAGCTTCTGCAATCGTCGGACGAACAAACGTCACAGTGCCGGGGCTGTCTTTTTCATACTGCTCGGCGGCTAAGAATGCGGCATCTTTTGTGCTGAATGTAGCGGCGGGCTTGCCGGTAGAGTCAACAATTTTGTAATTGAACCCCTTCTCGGTATTGTCTGCCAGCTTGATGCTAATTTCACCACTAGGCGCATTCTTAAGAAGTTCGTCACGACCAGCGATAGCTTCTGCCCGGATGCGTTCTGGTGTCTTTTCGGCAGCCTGCCGAGCGTTTTCCTTCTCAAGCTGAGTAAATGCAGTGCGCATTTTGCCAGCCTTGCGGCCAGCCATAAGCTGAAGGATAACGTCAAGCGTACCACCAGCCGCACCGCCGACGCCTGCGTTTGAGAGGATGCCCTCTGTAATGTCAAGGTCGGGGTTATAGTAACCCTGCTCAACAAGATTCTGAGCGCCTTGCGCGATGGCTTCCTGCGCGCCTTCTTCTGTGGCAGAAACAAGCGCACGCTTGACGGCATTTTCCACAGTTTTTGCAACCCCGCCTGCTTTTGACACGGGGACGCGAGCAAGGATCTCCTCAAGGGGTCCCATGAACCTACCGAGAGGAATAATATCCGTGAGGCCGATAGCCCCGCCAAGACGCTGTGATGCGAGGCGGTCTTCTGGGGAGACTTCAGCCCCCGTCTGAGCCTCTTCAGCCATGCGACTTTGGATTTGTTGAGTTGTCCCAAGGGGGACCGACTGCGCACCGGCTGCGGCATATCCAAGTCCGCGAGCCAGCTTAGCACCCGTTCCAAGAACCTTTGCCCCTTTTGCAATAGCAGTGCCGGGGACAAGAAATGAAGCAAGGCTACCAAGGCCACCAGCGACAGCTTCAGCCGTCGTGGCTTCCTTGGTTGGGTCAATCCCGAGAATGTCTTGAGTTATTTTTTTAGCGCCGGTACTAAATTTCCCTGCTGCCGTTTCTTCTGGCTTGGCAGAGAAAAGACCAGCAACGCCAAGGGGTACGTCAGTAAACCCGGTAACAAACCCCTCTGCCAAAGACGGCAATACTCCTCCGCGCCCGGTGGGTGCAGAACCCTGTCCAATTTTGGGGAGGATGTCGGTTTCAATTGCAGATGCGATCTGCGTGTCCGACATTGAGTCCGGAAACTCGACATTCCCGAGTCCGGGGACCTCAACGATCTTTGGCATATTCAGAGCCTGTCTTTATTATTGGCCTGCTGGAACTAGCGAACGGGTTGCGGGGTCGTATCTGGTTCCGGCTGAGCTAATTGTACCACCGAGACCAGCAAGGCTCCTATACATGGCGGCAAGCTGACGCATCTCAGCCAAGGACTCCGGTGTGGCACCTTCCGCCATGGCCTTAACAATCTCCGCATCAAGCTTGTTTGCCTCTTCGAAATATTTCTCCTTGCTGATTGCACCAGCCATCGCTGCCTTCTGAGCATCAATCGCAGCCTGATAACGGAGTTTGGCAATATCGCCTGCCCCTTCAAACGGGGCCATGCGCTGCCTCATTTGAAGTTCGCGAATCTTGTCACGAGCGGCTTGGTCCTGCTCCTCACGGGCAGAAAACGCCTGCTGTAAGCCACCCCGGAATCCTTCGCCAAGCGGGCCACCCGTGGCAATCATCCCAATCCCAAGCTGGCGAAGAAGGAAAGGAAGGCCACCAGCCTCTTGCTGACGGGCAAGCATTTCATCCTCTTGCTGTTTGTACTCAGCAGCAAGATCCGTGTCGCGCTTTGTTAAGTACGCAATGTACTCATCCATAGCGGAAGGTCGCGCGGCCAAGCGAGCAGCCTCTTCTCTCTGGCTGATTTCGCGAGCGCGCCTCATGCGCTCACCGACATCCAGATCATATGGGCGGCTAGGCAATTCGCCATCTTCTGCGTAGTAACCCATCGGACCACGGGGGCCAGTCCTAGAGCCTGCGGGGGCCAGTATCACTCCCGCTTGTCCATTGGTTCCCTCAGTGGGGCGAAGTTGCTCAAGTTGCCGCCTGCGCTCTTCAACTACAGAAGGGGGCAGACCCAAAGAGCGGAAGCCTTCCGCCTCGCTCTCAAGACGACGAAGCTCCTCTTCGCGGCGGATCTGTTCCATCTGCTCGGGCGTCGGGCCACGGCCAACCGCAGGGAATGCACGAACAGGCCCATCAGATCCGCCAGCCATGCGAACGGCACCGCCTTCTGCCATGTACTGCTGGCGAAGCGTCCTATACCGAGCAAGAATATCATCAACGGACTGACCACCAATATTCTGGACAAGCCTCGGGTCGCCGCGCTGCATCGGGGGAGGTTGAAGTGGTTCTTGCTTCTCTTGCCCCCTAGCAAACAGAGAAGAGCCAAGCTCACGCATTCCCTTCTTTGCGTCTGGGCTTCCTAGTGCGCCTGCGAGCAAAGATCCAATACCGCGCTCTTGAGGCTCGGGCATGACCCCGCCAGAGAGGATACCAAATTCGCGATCTGCGGGGTTCATAATATTCATAGCAACACTCGGTTCTGATTGAGGAATGTCGGGTTTATATGAGTTTAGGGGTGACGCGGGGACGTTTGGTTCAGTTTGGGGACCATCCATGTCCTGAGCGGTAACGGCAGCAGGAGTAATGACGGGTTCAGGCTGGGCAACACCCATCTTCCGGTTGCTCCAGTTTACCACATCAGCCGCTGTCATTTTTTTAAGAAATGGATTGGCCTTTATAACTTCTTCGCTAAGGACGCGTGCGGCGGGGGCATTAGGGTCTGCACCAAGAATTTTCTTGGCACCCCGCCCACCGAGGAAATGAGCAAGATAAAGATTGCCTTCTGATGGCTCATAACCGGCAGAACTCAAAACAGCTGCATTGTCTCTCTTGTACCAGTCGATTGCGTCTTTTGACATTTCAGGATCGAACTTCAGCCGAAGAGCTTCCCTCTCCCCAACGCGGTCTACGAGACCGGGGTGCCTTTCTTTTAGATACCGAAGCCATGTGGAGTCAATGAACTGGCCAAGACCAGCGGCGCTGGACCGTGGATTCTTGGCCATCGGGTCAAAGCCGCTCTCGACCCCGACCAACTTATTTACGAAAGATCCATCCGCAAGACCGATTATGCCGCCATCGGCATACCCATTTGGCTGCTCATAATAAGATGGGGCGTTTGGCCCATCCTGCTGCCCACCATCAAACTGAGGCTGCGGCATGGGGATAGACGGGTTCTGGATGCTGATATTGTTGTTTGTTACTGGGGGAGATGCCTGCGGGGTTGTGTTCGGAGTGAACATATTAGGCGCTCTGTTATCCATTCCGAACTGCATAGGCGGCTTAGGCGGCTGTGGGGTAAAACCACGTACACCAGCGTTAGCCATGGATTGAGCGGGGGAGATGAAGCCGCCGTTAGCAAATGCCTGCGGCGCTGTCGGGGTTCCAATAATATCCTGAACAACCGTCGTTTGCGGAGCGGCAGCAGCCGACTCGCGTATCTTGTCACGGCGAACAACCTCAGACAGGACAAGGTATTGCGGCACAGTACCCGTTGGCTGAGAAAGCTCCTGCTTCAACCTGTCGTCGGGCAGGCCACGGAGCATGTCTTGAAGCTGTACTACGTTCATCTTCAGTCGCGCTCCCTCATGATGCGGTCAAGATCCATGACCCCGCCATCCTTGAACCCAAGCATACTGCCAAACCAAGGAGACCCAAGGGCATACATACCAAGGCCAGCAATCGTGGAGCCGAAACTGGATGGCTGCTTTTGCGTTGTTTGAGACCCCGCAGGCGCGCCATAAGCAATGGCTGCATAGTCTGCAAGTTCTTTCTTTGCGATGTCTCTTTGCTCAATAAACTTGCGCAACTCTTCGTCAAGGAGAGCCTGCTGATAAGCCTGTTGCTGAGATCCGATACCACGGAGTCCCTCAAGTCGCTGAAGCTCCATGGCGCGTTCTTTTTCGCCAAGCTGGCCAAGCTGCTCTGCCGCAGTAAGGCCAAACTGGCCACGCTCAAGCGCGGCTTGTTCAGCAAACTGCCGTGATTGCTCTGTGTCAAGCGCCGCTTTACGGGCTGCTTCCTGCTGGCCAATTGCAAGCGCACTAGCGCGGTCAAATCCTTCGGCCAGCATCTTGGCCTCAGTGTCTGCGGCAAGCTGGCGATATTCGCGGTTCTGAAGCTCGGACTCAATTGCGCCACGGCTGCCACCCAAGGCACCGGCTGCGGCCTGACGGGTGCGCAGAGCGGCGGCTTCTTCGCCTTGGCGACGCTGTATACCACCGAGCGCGGCGTCAATAGCCTGTTGCTGATATGGGTTCAGATATTCGCGGATCTGTTCGCCGGTCAAGCGGTTGGGGTCAAACTGTTGACCTTCAAACCCCGGACGGCCAGATACGGAACCGGCAGCAGCCCCGGCCATTTCGCCAGCCTCTCCAAGCCTGCCAACACCGGCAGTCAGGTCGCGAATGCCACCAAAGTAACGCTGTGTGTCTGGCGTGAAGCCAGCAACAGTTTCGCCCTCGTACTGTGGGACCCCTTCCTTGCGCTGCAAATATTGCTGCTTGCCTTGCTGAAGCGCAAACTGAACGTAAGGCTTGAGCATTGGATCAAGCTGCTGCGTCGTTGTGGAAGACCCACCGCCCTTGCCGCCACCCATATTATATTTCCTTCTCGAAGATCACGAGGTTTGATTTCCAGCCCCTTGACTTTAGGATCTTTTCCCAACCCCGCCTGCCAATAAGCTCTAAATTGTTAATTTTGAGATCGCGAGCATAGCTCTCCATAATCTCAAATAGTTCATCCGCCCATTCATCTAGACGTTCACCGCCAAGATGCTCTCCAGTCAGAGCTGCCCCGGCAGGATATAGCTTTATGCGGATCGTAAAGGCACCAACCAGATTGATGGCGGAGCCTTCGTAGGCAACCCAGAGACTCTGGTTCCCTCTCATAAGGTCTTCGTAAACATCTTCCGGTTCAATCTTGTGACTGGAATACTCGAAGGCTTTAGAGAGGAGGGGAAGTGCCAAGCCCCAATAGTCATCCACCATATCTGGTGGAACGGCGCTAATCTTAATCAAGCAGGCATAACCTTGTCGTGGTTTATTTCGCCATTATCGCGAATGCGCTTTGTGGCTTCACCTTTGACGCGAGAAACCATACCATCAAGGACCTTCGCGCCTGCTTCGCTAGATCCATCGCCCAGCGCAGATACCACACGCGCAGGGACAACATACTCGCCGTCGGATAGCAAAACCTTGCCTCGGTTGTCAATTGTGCCTGCGATCAGGTCATCAACACCGCCACCGGGGCCACGAATCATTCCGCCCTTATCCATTGCATACGCCATCTGCGGGGTTTCGCCCGGAGGGATTGGGGGTAAGTTCATAATGCCTCCCCCATCTGCAAAATTATATGTCGGATAATTTGCCAAGCCCGGCAGGACTGGCGCGCGTCCAATGGGCATACCCGTAACAGATGTTGGCATAGCCATTCCGCCGCCACCGGACTGCTGTCCGCCGCCCAAAAGGCTACGGATCCCGCCCATGACGAGAGATGAAAGCATACCTGTGACAAGTGGGATCATGTTACAATCTTAAGTGTACCGCCGTCAGACCACACATCTCCTGATTTCAGGCCGGTGGCGGACGTTGGGATGTTGACGATATTTAGGCCAGATTTGGCTTTGCTGTTTACACCGGCTACGGGACCGCATGTAATTGGTCCGACGCTCTGGAACTGATTAAAGATCGTTTCAAGCTGCCGGATAAGCAGATTCATATGCTGCTGAGAATACTCTGGGGGCGGAAGCGGTAATGCGCCTCTCGCAACGCCGGGTGTAGTTGTCATCTGCGGCCATCCAATCTGATGTCAAAACGGGGTGTTCCGAGACGCCAAGCCACACCCACTTCGTCGCTAGACACCCTTAGTATAACAGATCTACCCCTGATTCTGGTAAACAACTGTTCGGTAAAGCTATTTACCGAATAGTTGTAGCTGACCGGGTTGCTGTCTGCCGCACCCTTTACGGACCCCGGATACATCTGCGGTTTAATAGCAAAGTCCACAGACCTATTCGGGCTGTAGTCGCCAGTATTACGGAAAGAAATATCCGGGATAATACGGGATACGAACGCGATCTTGTCGCCATCTTCTATCTCAACGGGGCTGGATTCAATGTAGGCCACAATTGGACTGGGCGGGTTTGTAGAGCCGTCGTCTGTCCCGACCTCATGATAATAAGTGTAGTTATCAGAGCTTGTCGCGAGAGGGTTCGCACCAAATCCGCGATCTGCCCAAGTCGTTCGTGACATAGTCCCATAATACCACGCCTTCTCTGCGTAGTTATAGGTGACGTAGCTATCGTTCTCGTCCGAGTTGGCTGATGGGTAGAACCATGTCACCTCATTGTTTGAACTATTTATGCCAGCGTAAATCTTGTACCGCTGTTCAAAGTTCAAATTCAAAAACACCTTTTCGCGGACCGTGCATGGCATTCGGTTCACGGAGCCGTCGTAATAATAAAAGTTGTCGCTGCCCATCCAAAAGGATGTGTTTACGGCAGTCGCTACCGTATTGGGGCCAATAATATCAATGCCACTGGAAACCAGTGTTGCAGTGAATACATATGTCCCACCTTGATACTGAAGCGAATACAAAGCAGAATCCGTCCACACGAGAACTTCCTGACGGGTCTGCTCAGCGGTCATGATGAATGAGCCATTAGACAAGCGCAAGGACCCCGCGTTCTCTGCGGTATCTGCCTCGTCCCAATTAAGATAACTTCGATCCGTTGACCAGCGAATGAGCATTTTGTCTTGTGCGCCGCCGCCAAATGGGTCTGCCCCAAAAGCAATCGTATGCTCGCCAATGTCAGACACAAGAACCTTAGAGGCTATGGTTGGGCAGTCGGTAGCGCCAACTATGTCCACAATATTCTTTGCACGCTGAGTCGGGGTATTCTCCACCCATACATAAATACCGCCATCGCGCGGGTTCATAATCAGGTCTTCGCCAAAATTGTCAAGTGACCAAAGACGAAGCTGAAGCTGTAAGCTTGATTCGGTCGCGGCTTGTCCCCAGCCGGTAGCAGTGCCGCCATTTGCAGTGGAAATGTAAGTCAGCATCGTTGCAGCTTCGCTGCTTGTGCCGTTTCCGCTTGCAGTCTTTTGGGTGGTAACGGTTATGGTATTCGTACCAACGGACACAATTGTAAATGCGCGGTTAATGAATTTCACATCAATACCGCCAATGGCCGTTGTCAGGCCCGAAATTACAACAGAATCACCGGCAAGAAGCCCATGAGAATTGTATGTTATGACAATATCGGCGCTGCCGCTGGTGGCGGCGATGTCGCCTGATGTAACGGTCAAAGAAGAGGTAGGTGCGTTTGCGCCGCCAAATGGGCCTGCGCCCCAGCCTGTGCCGACAACCAGAGAGTCAAGACCAATGTTAATTTGGTACGCAGCGACTACACTGGCACCGCCACCAGATGCAGAAGAGGTCGCCGTTGTCGCGACAATGATTTCGTAATTATTGGCATCAATAACATGAGTGACCTCATGCTCCTTATTAAGGTCTGCCGCTGGGACCCCGCCTACAGTTGTAGCCCCAGAAAAGGTTACATAATCGCCCTCAATACATCCATGTGCGGTGTCCGTGACCTTTACAGTCTTGGATCCGTTTGTTGTCGTAAATGGATTGTTGTTGATTGTAGAGGATGCTCGGAGTGGAGTAACATCTTGATACTCAGAAAGTGAACCACCATTGATGTACACCTTCTTGCTGGTCGCAACAGATGTATAAATTGTCCCGTTCAACGACGCCCAGCGCAAAATATCGCGAGCTGTTCCAAGGAACGGGGTGTTCAAAAACCTTTGCCATCCGCCAATCTTTTCCGGCAGACCGTTACGGAAACGCACCTTGTCAGAGTCATACCAACCTCCAGTGTTGGTGTACTCTGTCAAGTCACGGTTGATGCCGGGATTGAACTTTAGCTTGGATAGAGGCATTGCATAGCCTTACGAAAGCTGCTTGAGCTTGTAGATGGTCTTTAGGTAAATTGCCGTAATTTCGTCAACGATATTTTCCAAAGCCGGTATTTCGCTTGCAATATGCTCGCGATGTTCATTAATCCAGTTTGCTTCGTCAGACAGGTGAGAGAGAATATCCTTCACTGGTTTGACTGCCGGAATCTCAAGTGGATCAACTACTTTACCAGCGGCACCCATATACGCTTCAACAAGCTTGTCAATGCCGTCGATGATGTCATCATAAAATGCACCAAGGGCTTCATGCTCCGCGAAACTTTTTGTACGCCAATGGGCAAGATGAGCGCAGTTGCGGGTGCAGAAAACCTTCTGGATAAGCTCGTTCAGCATTTTTCCAACTTATGTCTTGATGATGTAGTTAAGGATAATTGTTGGCTGCACGTTGTTGTGTGCGCCACCGCCGCCAACTGTCTGCGTAAAAGGTTGCGAAGAGGCTGAGCTAGTCCCAAACCCGGCATCTGCGGCTTGGGAAGCCAAGCCCGGCACATCTGTTGTTGTTATGCCATACACACCGAGATCAATGTTGCTTTTCGTAAGACCGCCAGACCCGTGTTTGTGGGCTGGCATTTGTGCTTCTGTAAGGGTATGTGTCTCAAGACCGCCGGTCCCACCAAGGATGTCGCCATCTACGCCGCCAGAGGTGCCAGTAAGACGATTTGCGGAAGATCCGCCCATGTCATCTTTACCAGCGGCAGTGCGACCGCGAAGGTCAGGAAGATTGAATGTAGTTGAATTATCGCCGACGCCGTATGTTGTGCCAATGATAGCAAACAGGTCTGCGTATGTTGAGCGCGATACGGCCTGACCAAAGCTGAGAAGCCAGCCAGATGGCGCGGTCGTTCCCGCAAACGGCATCACGGAACCTGTCGGGATCAGAAACCCTCCGGCACCGTTAATAAGAACGGAACCTGTACCTTTTGGGGTCAGGTTAATATCAATGTTTGTGTCTGGGCCGGTGGCTGCGATAATCGCCGCATTGCCGGTTGTTGCCGATACGTTGGCAGGAGAGGCAATAGTTTTATTTGAGAGCGATTGAGTTCCTGTGAGGGTTGCGACCTCAACCCCGCCAGCCTTAACAACGCCAGTCCCCTTGGGTGCAAGCAGAATGTCAATGTTGGTGTCCGACCCACTGCTGGAGATGGAGGGTCCTGACCCTGTCGCGGCATTTGCCACGGTAATTTCGTTTACGGCTGAAGCAACCGTGTCCATGACAATAAGCTCATTGCCATTTGCATCGGCAACAAACCCACCGTCTGCAAACTTAGGGGCCGTGAGCGTCTTATTGGTGAGAGTCTGTGTCCCCGTGTTTGTAGTTATTTCGGAACCGCCCACGGTCGCACCGGCGGCGAGATCTTCAACTGCGTTGTAGAATGTACCGTTGCCACCGCCAGCATCCTTGTCACAAAACACGATGGCGGAAGAGTTTGCCGGTACTGAAACCCCGCTGCCGGAGGTCGTCTTGATTGTGTGCGAGTCAGCGGTTTCGTTGCGGACGATATAAACCTTATCCACATCGGGAGCAATAATATTGCGGGATGCCCCCGGCGTCCCCTTGAGGATCAGCGTCATATTGCGAGATTCGTCGGAAGCGCCGTTGGCAAACTCAAGCGTGTAATCGCTGCCAGCCAGCGTGATTTCCTGAACCCCGCAGATTGCCTGTTCAATCAAGGTCCCAAGGTTTGTGTTGGTCGTGTTGTTCCACGCGCCGGACTGTTCACCGGCACCGATAAGTTCAATACGAAGATTTGGGGAAAATGTAGAAGCCATTTGCGTTCCTACGCTGCTATTTCAGTCCAGTTGGGGGACTGTGTGTCTGATACTGGTGTCCAGCCCGGAGACTGGGTGTCTACCACGGGCGTCCAATTCGGGTTCTGGGAGTCGTTAACTGCCGTCCAATTCGGGGTTTGAGCGTCTGAAACATTTACCCAATTGGCGTTCTGATCTGTGTTAATTATACTCCAGACCAGTACATTTCCGATAAACCCAGTGGCAGAAAGCCCTATTACATAAACAGTTGCCGTATTAACGACCACCGCATTGCCGACATCGCCGGTAGCGGAAACGCCGGTAACAAAGACCGTTCTTGGCAGTCTGACGGTTACATCGCCAACTGCGCCCGTGCCTTCTACCCCAGTGGGGTAGACATTGGCATCCCCGGTCGCAACTACGGTCCCGAGCGACGCCGTGAGCGGGGTTCCTACAGGATAGACATTACCCTTGGCAGTGACCGTTACATCGCCAACAGCGCCAGTTGCGGACACACCTGTAGGCTGTACTGTTGACTTTGCCACAACCGTAACAGACCCCGCCACGCCGGAGGCGGATACCCCAGTCGGATACACATTGGCAGCAGCCGATACGGCTAAATCGCCGACTTCGCCTGTGGCAAACACCCCGGTTGGGAATATTGTGGCAGACTGCTCGACGGTGACATCGCCAATCTGGCCGGTCGCCTCTAGACCGAGAACGGCAATATTACCGTCTGTGGATACGGCAACAACGCCAGTCTCGCCAGTTGCCTCTACCCCAGTTACAGGGGCGTTGGCCGCTGCGCTGGCTGTCGGGGTTCCAAGCTGGCCTGTGGCAAAGACGCCAACGGCGTAGACAAGGGCGTCGGCCTCAACAGCAAGCGTGCCTACGGCCCCGGTGGCCGACACCCCGGTTACATTGACAGACACATTCGCAGAGGACTGGAATGCGGTTGTCTGAAATGCACTAGATTGAAAGGCTGCGGCCATAGCCTACCTTAATTAGGTGGGCTTCACGGGCCACACCGGGTTAAATGGGTCTGAGGTGTTCTCAGGGAGATCACGCAGGGCTTAACGATATGAAGCCCATTCAGCCTGCTTCTCGGGGCCATAATAGGCCCAGCGGTATAGTAATTGGCACTAGATAAGCTCCTCAAATTAAGCTTGCAAAGTATGTTGTTATAATAGCGCGTCCGTTTGCGCCAGCACCAGAGTTTCCGGTTTCCGAGCCGCCGCCTCCACCACCCGGAGCGGTTCCAGCCGTTGCATTGTTGGCATCAAAAGCTCCAGCACCACCAGCACCGCCATAAAAAGAAACACCGCCAGCACCGGGGCCGGGTGAGCTATCAACCGCACCAGCGCCACCGCCTCCGCCTCCATAAACTGAAGAACCACCAGCGCCGTTAGTATCGCTTGAATTATTTGTTGAACCTCCACCACCACCACCACCAAAGGAGCCATCAGTACCATTTTCGCCGTTCACGCCACTAATGCTGGTTCCGTCACCTCCATTACCCGCAAGTCCAGCACCATTTCCGGCAGTTCTGCTAGTAGAACTAACACCAGCAGAAAATGGTCCTCCGCCACCACCGCCACCACCAGCCACTCCATCTACTCCTCCGCCACCACCGCCATATGCATAAACCAATGTTCCAAAGGATGTCGTACCACCTGCGTTTCCATCTGCGTTGGCAGTTACAGACGCCCCACCCGATCCGATTGTAACTGCGGTATCTGAAAGAGAGGAGTAATTAAGGATTACCTCATTGTATCCACCACCACCACCACCTCCTCCCGGCACTGAATTAGCCCCTTTGGCACCACTGCCTCCGCCACCCCAAAGCTGGACCTTGACATATTGGAAATTACCAGAAGGTTTTGTCCAAGTTCCACTGGAGTTGAATGTTTGCACATCAATAGTTGTTGACCAAGATGGAGCAGCACTTGCACCAGAAGACAAAATCACAGAACCAGAAGAACCATAATTAGCGCCGCCGATACCCCACTGACCAGCATTGCCAATACGGAATCTTTCGGTAACGGTAGATGCGCCGTCTGCCGTTGTGTAAAACGCAATTCTACCCGGCATGTCATTTGTGCCGGGGGTTCCATCAATCGCCACCTGAATGCGGGCGGTCGGTATAAGAGCCGAATTGTCGGAGCCATAGAAGCGGAAGTCGCCTACGGTATCTCCAGACTGGACAACAGAATAGGTTCCGTAAGATCCGCCACGGGATTTGCCAAACCAGTTTACCTGACCTGTGGCCGTGTTGCCCCAGTCAACCCCGCCATACCCACCTTCAGCAAGAACGTCCGTGTGAGACTGGAACTGTGTTTGCACAGTTTCAAGAGTAAGCGTCTGCCCATAACCAGCGATAGCGTGACCAGCGGCAGTAATAACAAATGGAGTCGAGTCAGGGCTTGTTTCGTCTTCGACACGAAGGGCGTCTGCCGTGCCAAGCTGCGTAATGCGAAGAGCGGGGTTTGAATTATCGGTTGTTTCGATAACCTGAGCCGCCGTGAAGGTATTGATTGAGTTAACCTGCGGTGTCGTACTGCTTACAGCAAGCGACCCCGATGATAGGTTTAACCCCGTCCCAACAGAGATTTCCTCGGCAGAACCAGTTCCAGACGATGTCCGCCCGATCAAGCGGGCGGTGGCAAGCGTGAGATCGTGTTCAGCGTTCCAGTTGGAAGGCCGAACAAGACTGGTATCCCCTCCATCGGCGACTGCCGACTGGAAGTTATGTTTAAGGGAAATCGCCATTACTGCGCCACTCTGTTGCTCTTACGAATGTTCTCTTCTGCCGTCAGTATTTGCAAGTTTGACGGTACATGGAGGCCGGATACGGTTTTCCCGCGAAGGGGAATAATGTGGTCAACGTGATGCGGGATCCCAGTGGAGTCTGTAAGCTCCTGTGCGCGACGATAGATGTTCTCTATCTTAACACGGGAGCCAAAACAGACGGGAACCCAAGGCGGAACTGCGCGCGTTTTGGCCAGCTTGTAACGCTTCTTGGCCGCATTGGATTTGCCACGATTTTTACGGGCGTATTCCTTGGCAGCTTCGAGGCGCTTTTCGCGGTGTTTAGCGTAAGCCTCGCGGTTCTGTTGGCGGCTTTTTTCCGGGTCAGCCCAGTATGCTTCTTTTTGAAAGTTTGGGTTTTTGGAGACCCGTCGATTGTAGTACTTTTTTTGTCTCTGCCTTGACTTTCCCACGTCTTGAAAATATCTTTTCGATGACGCTGCCTTATGGCAGTCCTTGCAGTTACTTCGCAATCCATCAGAAGCAGTCTTGTGTCCATAGAACTGGTCACAAGTTTTCTCAGCGTTGCATGTAATGCAGATTTTCGTCTGCATCACGCTATGCGGATTATCGCGTCTGTTGCGTTTGCGGTGGGGAAGACCACAACAAAGTCTCCGGAGGTCGATGTCTTATCACCACCAAAAGCCAACACCGCAACAGCTTTATCAGACTTGCTGCTGTTGTAAATCAATGCACCGTTGGCGGTGATCGTGGCGTTAGACCAAGTCGTATCCGCAAAGTCCGTGAACGCTGTAGTTCCCGATGTAGTCGGGGTCACGTTAGACAGAGTGTTACCACCAGTTGTGTAGCCGTTACCGTTCGCCACTTCGTTAGATGTGGTGTATGCGGTTGTGGACGCACCGAGTGTGGCAGACGATGTATACAGGGCGATCTTGAATGTATCACCTGTAGACGCCGTGAAGTTGTGGGTAGCCGTCAGAAGCTCCTGCTTGAAGCTAGTCGGCATTGCTTGGCTAATGGCCATTATAGTCTCCTAATCAGGTCAGCCACATCATTGTGGCCTGCTTCTTTCAGTTTTGCGGCCAGAGTTGTCCGGTCGCTGTTGATGGCCTGCTTCATGTAGTGAACAATCGCGGGCCGCATCGCCTCGCGGAATGCAATCGCCTGATCCTTGATGGCAGGTGGTGCAGTATCCGCGATGTGAATAATTTTATTAAGCAGACGCTCCGTCCACTCTTCTGCCGTAAAACCACGGTTCTGCGTGGTTTCAACGTACACGGGGCCAAGCCCCATCATGGTTTCAAACATCAGTTAGGCTTTACTCTGGTCTCGCCGTTGCGGTAAGTGTCAGACCGATCCCTGCCTTCGCCCAATGTCTTAAGCTGAGTGAGCGCATCAATGTAGCGGTTGGCATACACTTCCATGAGTTCTGGATCACCCTTGAGAACCGTATAACCCTCAACCAAGCAACCGTACAGAAGCGCATTCTCAGCATTATCGCCTAGCCAGCTTGTACCCGTGTCTACGATGGATGCTGGCTCATAGTAGTAGTGAAGCTCAAAGTCGTAACCCGATGTCGGGGTTGGACCCAAAAGAAACGTATTGTCGTCGAACAGGGCGTAGTATTTTGGAACCCCGGTCGTGGCCGCTGTTGGATATGCCTCACGAATAAAAGCAACATCCTTCGGCAGAAGATAAGACTGCTCTCCGCTGACAATCACAGCGAGAGAGTAAGCAGAGAGGAAATCAGACGGGGTTGCAAGATACTTGACCCCGCCCGTCGCGTTCCCTGTTACGTTCTTGCGAAAGTTAGGAAGCTGCACCGAGCGGACAATACGCTCTTCGGCCTGCCGGATGATTGTGTCCGTCATGCCTCCGAGGCCATCGTCGTCTGTCTGGAGATAGGCCCAGATCTGGTTTTTAAGCTCGGTGTAGTTCATTTATCAGCCGTTCTTGGAGAAGGTCTTACCCTTTGTCGCGGCACCAAAACCACGCATGGTCTTGTCTTTCGCGATCTTGGGCATCAAGCCAGTATACACACCCATGGACATGCCGCCTTGGATTGTGGCAACATTCTCTTCTTTCTGAGAACGGGTCTTCTTCTTCACATCGTTTGCCATGTTACTTACCCTTAACCTTGCCGCCAGACTTGAGGTTGGCAGCGGGGATGCGCTTGGCCGACTTGTGGGCAGCAACCTTCTCAAGGCGACCAGACCCAGACCCAGCACCAGCGGTCATCTTGACAGCACCGCCCTTGGCATACTTAGATACCTTGCCGCCATTTTTGCGGTACAAAGCAGGCATCCCGCCGATAGCTTCCATGGCCCCGCGAACACCTTGCGGAACTGTCTGGCTGCCGCCTTGTCCGCCCTTGCCGCTGCCGATAGACGGCTTAATTGGCATACCCGGACGGGTTGGGAACCCCGGAAGGGTCTTCACCATGTCACGGCCATCACGGCGCATATCGCGGCGCATATCGCGGCGCATCCCGCGATCCATTTCAGCGGGGCCGCCCATAGCCATCTTTGGAACTTTGCCGCCGGGTGTGGCGTTAGAGCCAGTCCCCTTGCGAGCAATACCGCCGCCCTTGAGGGCCATACCAACGCCCTTGCGGGCCAAACCACCGCCACGCATGGCGGACTTACCTGTCTTACCCTTCATGGGGGACTCCTTAGATGTTCGGGTCGTACTGCCCGTTGTTGAGAACGATTACTGTACCGATCTGTCCCTGACAGAATACAGCGTTATTTCCTACAATACCACCAACCGAGTTATTCTGCATAAGCGCGACAACATCTTGCCACCCAAACAAAGCCTCGCTGACAACCTTAGCGGTGTCTGGGCGGGGATCCCGCAAAGCCTGCGGATCGTTGACTGGGAACATGCCCAAGAACAACTGCGGATGGTCTTTATCAAGGCATTCATTGCAAACCTTTAGGTTTGTATTCCTGCCCTTGATTGGCTGGAAGTAAAGCTTAGCCAAGTCGGCCCTGAACCCGCAACGGTCGCAGAACCCGAATGCCCGCCTACCCTTGGCATATGGGACACTCATTAGTAGCCCCCGAAGCCTACATACGGGAGGAAGCGATCTGGCGCGCGGTCTCGGTCTTCAGACGCTGCAAGCGTGAACTGCTCTTCGTACAGGCCCTTTAGCAACTGAATGCGATCAGCCGCTTCGGGGTTTTTAAGCGCAATGTAATAAGCCAGACCGGAGACAAGGGCTGGCAGGAAGCGGACAGGGATGTCAGCGTTATTCGCTGCGCTGGCTCCGGTGTCCTCAATACGTCTCAGATACCAGTATACCAGCGTGTAGGTTGTGCTGCTATCTGGGACCGGCCAAACCGTCACCGTCGGTGAGATCTGCCGATTGACGTAAATTTGGAGGGGCCTGCCCTGCGTGGACTTGGTCGGGATTGCGGCATAGTCGGAAACCGAAATGCGCTGCATCGTAATGTCGGTGTTTACACCAGAGTTGTTGGTGCGGATTACATGCTCGATCATGTCAATCATGTCCGCAGGAACCCCGTTGGCGACGGTATATGTTGCTTGTCCGGGGACAAGGGTTATAGTGCCGGTTGCAATAGTCCAAAGGTTCAACCCCATGTTGGACCATTCGGCACACAGCAGATTGAGACTGCGGCGGGCAGTCTTCATGTCGTAGCCTGAGCGCAACTCAAGACCGGCGCGCTCAAAGGCTTCTTCGACAATCTCTGCGATGTCAAGGTTGAATGTAGCTGTGCCGCTGGTTGTCATGTATCTACCTATTTATAACCGATTATACCATGAATGCCGTATACAGGGCTATACATAGGTATATAAGGGTAAACCCGTTATAAGTGTGCATCCCCGGCTGATGACCACACTGGGTTCATATACAGCCCGCCTACCCAAACGATGCACTTCCCGACTCTACTAGTACTTACCGCGATCACCCTTCATAGGGCTTTTGGGACCTAGGGACTTGCTATGGCGTCTTGCCTTTGGCAGGCTGCGACGCTTGCTGCGGGATTTTGATAGTTTAAGAGATGCCCCAATATTGATCTTACTGGCAGCCATTAGACACACCGCCCCCTAGTCTTGCCGCGAGATGCAATGCCGTCTGCCTTGGCAACGCGGCCACCACTCTTCATTGTTTTGGGTTTAGCACCACGGCGTAGGTGCTTTTTCCCGCGCCTACGGATTGGCTCCTTATCTTCTCCACCGCCCGGCCTGTCCCTAAATGGCCCACCGGAAGAAGAAAAATTGGATTGTGAAGCACGATCACCGGCAGCAACAACACTTGGAGAAGTGGTTGGCTTCTGAGGCCCCGCAGGGCCACTATACACAGGACCTTCGGTCGGGCCAGACATGCCCGGCAGTCGGCTTTGATCCTTGTCTAAGAATTGACTTCCGAACTCAGGACCAACGGTTTCACCAGACATTCCCGGCAACCGGCTTTGGTCCTTGATAGAGCCAAAGGATCGGCTTGAATACGGGGAGGCAGGGTTAAATGAGCCAACCTTCGGGCCGAGGCTTGTCACCCCTGCCCCCTTGGGGACGCTTACGTTAAAATTGTACCCAGCAATTTTGGCTGGATAAGAGTTGTACGCAGACTCGTCAAAGCCGCTTGGGGTTGGGTATCTCAAGCCAGCGAGTCCACTCCCAATCAACACGCTGCCTTCAGGGAGTTGCTTGGCAAATTTAGCGGCTTGTTGAGCGGTCATTGGCTTCTGCGAACGCGCGAGCAGGCTTTGACCAATATCGGTCTCCGCAAATGGGGTGAACTGCTTGCTCTGAGTGAAGGTAACGCTGCCCGGAACAACCGACTGTTGGTCAAGATAGCTAGGGCGGAATGAAGGAGCGGCAGGGCTTGCCTGCGTCGGAGTTGGAGAAAATGGCCTTGACGGCATAACCGCAGGCCGCTGCGGGGTTGGAGTCACAGGACGAGCAGGCATTGACCTACGCGGCACCGGCTCGCCAGCCGGGGCCATGTAGGGATTTTCCCAATCAGGCGTCATTTCAAGCCGGTCTGCAATCTTGCCCTTCGGGGTAAGTGACTGGATAGAAGTCCCCCTAATAGAAGGATCTCTCAAGTCTTGCTGCGCCAAGTCATTATAAACACCAGCCAGCATCTGAGCGCGGCCACTATTGATCCCAGCCCCCGTCATTGCGCGAGCGGGGTCAGAACCGAGCCGTGCCAATTGCCCAGCGGCAGATCCTCCGCTTGGACCAGACGGCCTCGTTCCACCAAACCCGCCTTCGCGAGTACTTCCTGCGAGGCCACGCGGTCCCTCACCGCCACCGCCCATCTGGCCTGAGCCACCGGGCCTCATGCCCCCGTCCCGCGTTGAACCGGCAAGACCACCACCACCGGAGGAACCACCGGGCCTTGACCCCGCCCCTGCAAACCCACCTTCACGGGTAGAACCGCCTAGCCCGCTAGACGAACGCGCGCTCTCTGGCTGACCACCCATGAACCCGCCAAGGGACATCCTCTTGACGCCATCGGAGCGGGGGGTTGTTGCTCTCGTAAAACCCTTGCGGGCCTTTCCATCACCACGGGCCATTGTGGCCTCCTTAACAGATTCTGCCTTTGGTTTTTACGCGAGAAAGACCATCGCCGCGCACTGCGCCGCCGCTCTTCATACGGGGCTGAAATTTTTGCATGATTGCGGGTGGGATATTCATACCAGCCTTCTCAAACTTACCAATCATCTTCCCAGCCCATTTACGTGCGCCGCCGTTACCGCTTGGCATACCTTTTGATTTTGCTAGGCCGCTTAAGTAACTAAATGGATTACCAGCCATTAGCAGATCCTTCCTTTAGTCTTACCGCGAACTGCGGCACCATCAACCTTACCGCCATGCTTAAAATCAGAAGGCTTAAAGCCTTCCAGCATAATTTCGTCGTTGGCATCGCCCTGACTGACTACACCGCTTTTTACGTCTTCCACCGTGATCTTGCGGCGCTTCGGCGCAGGCATCTTGGGGCGGGGCCTCGGGAGAGGCTGCTCCTTCTTCTTGGCATTCTCTTCCATAGCAGCAATCAAGGACTGCATACCAAGCTTATCTTGTTCTGAAATGCCCATTACTTTTTCTTTCCTTTGCGCGCTTCGCTAAGAGCGATAGCGATTGCCTGTTTCGGGTTCTTCACAACCGGGCCTTTCTTGGACCCCGAGTGGAGCTTGCCCGACTTGAACTCCTTCATAACCTTTTTAACCTTACCGGGGGCCTTCAGAACTTGTTTAGTCATGCTGGGCCGAGAGATAGCCATTTTAAGCCTCGTTCCTTGAGAGAGATGTTTGTGCGGTTAATATGACCCGCCCCGTTTTGGAGAGCGGGAATGTTTCAGGCCAGCGGGTTTCAACGTGACGGTCTTTTGCGACGCGAGCCACATTGACCATATCAGACTGATTGCCGCCAAGAATGTGATAAGCATCTTTGTCTTCCCCAACGTAGAATCCAACGTGTCCACCACCAGAGCGTTTGAACACCATGATAGCCCCGACAGTAGGTTCGCAAGCGCGGCCATAGTCAGACCATCCAAGGGCAGAAAGTGCATCCTGCTGAACTGGGAACCCAGCAGCCCTAACACAGTGTGCCACAAAAAGGCCGCACCACGGGATAGAGTCATCTTTGTAAAAAGATGAAATCCAGCCGCCAATATTCTTGGCCCACTGGATAATGACGGGGTTGTTAGATTTCCCGGCAAACTCTTTTGTGCCATTCAGGGAATAGGCTATTTTCATCCACGGTGGCATTATCGGCCTGCCATGAAGTCAAACGCCTTGAATATAAGGCCACCAAGGGCTGCGCCAGCGGTTCCCACCATGAGAAACACGCGCCAGCCGCCAGCGGCTTGATCGAGCTTCTGACGGATGAACTTGATGTCACCCTTAAGCTCGGCCATATCGTCTTCAAGCTTCTGCACTTGGATTTCTAGTTTACCGACAGCCACGCTAAGATCCGTAAAATCACTCATATTAAAGCTCCGCAGAATCTTGCTTAAACGGAGCGCATGTTCCTGCCCATTTTATAATCTCGCCAGACTCCATCCTCTTGTTCATGAACTCTTGCACTTGAGGCTTTTCTGGACATTCCGGAAGAACGCTGTGCTTAATTTCCATCATACCATTTGGGAGTACGACTGCGAGAATGAATATATACAGGGTCATTTGGACGTTCCCTTCCACTTGTCAAAGCTGCGGGCCGCTGTCACACCAAGCATTGCCGTAACAAGAGCCATCATGGCATCTGTATTTGGCTCGGGAAGCGGGGTTGTAACGCCAACAATGGCGAGAAACCAAGAAAGGATAGGCTGTAGGAGAAAGGCATACCCGAGTGAAACCCCGCCCATCCATCCAATAAAAGGACGCCATCCTGCCACGAAGATGCTCGAATGAGCAGCCTCAACCTTGTTGACTTCCATCTGCGCTTCAGACTGTGCGGCAGCATACTTTAGGAGGTCAGACTGCATCTCAAGGGATGCGCGCTCACGGGCTGCCGGGTCTGGGATCCGGTCAACCAGCTTGCCAATCATTTCGAGTCCGGGGCCGAGGAGAGCTTGGAACATCACCGATACCCTTTTGCGATTTTTGCAGCCGACTTTGGCTGCTTAGAGAATTGTTTGCCGGATTTAAGCGCCTTGCGCTTCTCACGGGTGGAAGCTGCATAAACGCCCGGAGGCATGGCCTTAATTGCCTTTTCAGGCAGATAACGCTCGCCTGTGGCCTTTGGCCCCTGCGTGGACGGCTTGCCGGATTTTGTCCGCCATTTCTGGGCTGTCCAAGCCTTCAGAGACTGCTGTGGCTTCTTTAGCGGCATCAGTCTTTATAACCTCCGCCAGCCTTTTTATACTGCGCAGCGAGCATCTGAGCCTTGCGGGCCGACCACTGGCCGGGTTTACCACCCTTGCCTCCAGCCTTCACACGCTCAAAGATAGCCTTGCGCATACCGGGCTTTGTGTAGTTACCGGCAGCATTTACTTTGCTCTTGGTTGGTTTCTTTGCCATTAGCAGTTCCACGCCCTGAGAGACTTGTTGATGCGGCTGTTTGGATCGTTCGCCGTCTTGGAAGATGTGAGTTTCTTCTTCATTCCTGACATCCGCGCGCAGAACGACTTACGGCGTCCAGCGTCAGCCTTTGTCTTTGGCTTAGGTGCCGGGGGCTTCAGGTTCATGCCCTGAGCCTTCGCAGAGGCGCGTCCCTTAGCGTTTAAACCGCCTTTGGGGTTTTTGCCTTCCTTACGAGTCCATGCTGGGGAGCTTGCCATTATGCACCATCGTTCTTTACTAATACCAAAATGAACATCGAGGAGCAGGCGTTATTTTCCGAACTTCCAAAACCCTGCGCCTCAACCGTCGTTTTTTCGGGGATAGCAACCGGATATTCAAATGCGTAATCGGCAGTGCCGTTGTTGAGAGTAGTTACAGCAGCCGTCAGCCTGATGTCATTTGTCCCGCGAGTCATAAGCCGACCAGTGACCGCGTTTGATCCTCCAGCCTGACCCGTAGAAAAAAGACCCTGCGCAAGGTAGCCAGTATATCCTGCCGGGATTGTAAAGCTGCCCGTAATTCGGTTGTTGTAATCGTAGGCCACGATGTCATATATCGTAGCCGGGACGCCAGCGGTTACGGTTCCTGTCCCAATGTATATGTTTCCGGCAGCCCCATTTAAGCTCCCGGCTGTGGCAACATATGCAGAGTTGATGTGTAGGTATGAGTTGACCGTCGTTACGGCTGTCTGACCGTTCATTGTTACAGTCTCGGAAATCTCATTGTGGTTTCCGTCAAGACCGCCGATAAATACGGTTCTAGCTCCCGTTCCGTTTGCCGTATCGTTGGCGTTTGCGGAACTAACCTTCATCTGAATGGCAGCAGCCGGGAACGGCAAAAGACCGCCGCCCGGCCATATGGTTTCTGGAGTTGAGTCAACGTCGGGGTTGTAACCAAAAACCACGACAGAACGATGCCAAGCAATCTGGCCACGGGCGACCTGAAGCTCGAACGGCTCAAACTTGCCGCGTTGTGTAACTGAAGCAATCTCAGCCATTCGAGCCTCCGGTTAAGCCTGATAGAACACCGTCACCGAAGTGGCGTTGGTGAGGTCGAGATACACGCTTGACTCAAAAAGGATTCCGTCATTTGGAATAATGATGTTGCCGGAGTAGTTGGCTCCGATAGCAACAGACAAGCGTGTCGTGCCGCTGGAACCACCATCCTTAAGGACAACAGATCCGGCAGTAGTTGTTGTAACGTGGACACCTTTCACACGGGCGCGGGAGGCATAAATGTCCCCGTCGTCCGTGCGAGTGGTGGCCTGAATATTGGATGTGTTAATAGCCATATTGGCCTCCTACGAGGCCGAATTACGACACAGCGGCGCTGAACGGCGTAGCGACGGTTCCAGAGCCAACCAGAACTGCACTCACGATCCAAAGATTCGTGGCGGCGTCCTTAAGCTCAACATAAGACCCAGCCAGACCGCCAGTTGTGCTGCCGTTCATGGTGATGGTGTCGGATGTAGCTGTGGTATAGAAAGCACCCGGAGTCGAGGCAGTCACGACCGCAGCACCCTGCATGACATCGGTGGCGTCGGCCACAGAGATCGTTGTGGAGTTGCTGGTCACAGTTGTGCCGAGAAGGATGCGATAGACGGCCTGAGTGCCGGTCGCGGCTGGGAGCGTAATGGCCGTGCCAGCGGCGCGATTGATGTTGGCTGTGATGCCGTTGTAGCTGTCATCGAGCGTGAGCGTGGAAGCTGTGATCGAAGACGAAACGGAGTCTGTGCCAGAAATGAAACCGGCCTGAGATACGACTGGGCCGGAGAATGTAGTGCGAGCCATGATTGCCTCTTGCAGGAGATAGGCTCCACAGTCTCTGCAACGTCTGCCGGGACAGTCTGGGGAGCCGGATTAACCCGGAAAGAAAGAAGGGGGGCCGAAGCCCCCCTCCGGTAGATTAGGCAGCGCCGGGCGAACCGAAGATGCCA